GATCTTTTAATGTTTTAAACATATATATCCTCCATTAACTAATTTTTATTTCTCCGTATCTAGTATGCATATAAATGTCATCGTGAACAGCATGTTCATCACACAATGTAACATTATTATCTTCAGCTGGTTCTACCCAATGATATTGAGTGTAGTTCCATCTAGGAGTATTTATCTTTATATTTACATTAGGAGTAAGCTGATCTACTATAAGCAAGTAGTCATCATCGTCTCCCATAAGTATAAGAGCATTACCTTCTCCTAAGAATTCTACTCTCCACGCTTTAAATAACTTTATTATATATTGCAAGTATTGACTCATACCTCCATATATCATACCAGAAGAGAATATAACTTCCTTTATATCTGGGAAGCTTCCGTTAGCAGCACTTTCCTGATTCTTAACTATATCTAATAGCGCAGTACTTATATTATCCATTTCCATAGATATTTCATCTGCATCGTCATGTAGTATAGTAAGATCAAAATGATATGCAAGATTAGGATCTACTTCTTCTAGGAATCTATACCAAGATTTATCCTCATTACCAGTAGCATTAAACTTATCTGGCTGTTTACGTCCTATTCTTACATAATTATACACTTCTAATATAAGATCTACTTCCTTATGATTTCTAGCACGTAGTAATACTGCATCAAGAAATCTTGCAAGTCCTATAGATCTTTCTATCTTTTGAAGCATCTTAATGAAATCGTCATTATTATTTACAGGATCAGGAAACTCTTCTAGAGTAATATCTATTCCTGTCTGAGCAAATTCATTAAGCCAATAGAATCTTATAGTAGGATGTGTCTTTATAGTATTAAAATCTAGCATCTTTTCTACCCAACCTACTGTATCTCCTATTGGAGCATCTATATTCTTTGTAGTATTATAGTTTATAAATGTTATAAAGTATACCCACAGAGCAAACCAGCTATGTTGATGTCCTGTACTTCTGTAAGGAAATGATGTTTTAAGTAGCATATCTTTATATTTAAGTATATATCTATGTATTACTCCTATACCTGTAGTAAAATCACTTATCTTTACGATATTATCTACAGCCAAGTATTTAGATTCTACATAAGAGAAGTCTTCACTATAGACAGCATGCTTCATTTGAGCACTATTTTCCCATCTAGGATCCATAGCCACTACTTCATCATAAGACAGTACTATCTCTTTAGATCTTCCTTTACTGTAATCCTCGTATTCAGGCAATATATACTTAATAGACTTTGCATGGTTTACATCACCCCATTGATCGTCTAGACTATTAGGATCACTCGTTCTATCTCCAGTACCGCCTTCCATATTATCAAAGTCTATTATATTAGTACTATTAATAGGACGAAGTACAAAGTCTACATGATACAGACTTTCAGGAGTAGTTTCAAGCGGACTCTGAGCACCACTAGCAGAAGCAGCAGCTACAAAGCCAGGATTAAGCTTCTTCATCTTTTCAATATCATATACACGAGCATCTTCATATTCTCTATTAGGAGCCACAAGTGCACCATCATCTCCTACAGGAAACTTAAATCCATCTGTAGACACGTCTCTTACACGCTTTCTTATCCAATATTTATATAGTCTAAGTCCACTGAATATCTTACGTGCTATAAAATCCAGAGCAAAGTTCGTTCCTTTAAACGTATTTATATAACTAAGCACGAAAGTCAAGCTATCTCTATAGCTATCTGGCATTCTAGATGGGAACGATAATCCAAATTCTTGGAACTTATCTTCTGATTCTTCTCTAGTATAAGTCGTTTTATTAAGACTATTACTATAAGTAAAGATATAAAACATACAAATAGCACGAAGCTTTATAGTAGTAAGTTCAAGAGACTCATCATAATCAGTAGTTTCTATCATATAAGTAGATCCATAAGTCTTAAGCCATACTTTACGCTCATTATTAAACATCTCTCTATAAGTAGTAAACTCACGCTTATTAGGAGTATAAAGTATCTCAAACTCGCCTGCTTCTCTAGCTTCTATCAGATTTATATCCTTATCAAGATATCTCAAGTATTCTTTATCTGGATGCTGAGCTATAAGAGTATCTAATCTTCCAGCTTTCTTAAGCCTAAATACCTCAGACTTAGTCAAGTGATGTATAGGAACCATTTCTGTAGATGATACTCCAGCTCTTACAGTAGTTCTTTCTATATAGATATAATCCTCATCAGGCGTATCAATAGGAGGCTTCCCAAGAAGCATTCTATAATAAGGATTATATTCTACATAAGTTTCCAGTATTTCACTACTTCTCAAGTAGTTCATCACACTATCAAGTATACCAAGATTCTTAAGAACAGGCCTAAGTTCTTTTCCATTATAAGCATACAAGTAATCCCAATCTGTCTTAGATATCTGATCTTCTGGAAGTAAACTACGATTTATAGCCTCAAACATATCATCATTAAGCATATAATCATAATCAGATAATACATCATATTCCATTACTGCGGCTTTAAACCTAAGATACGAGGCCTTTTGATCAGTCTCGTATTCATAGGCCTCTGCTAGTTTAGTCTGTTTACAGATAGTACCTTCTATCAATCTGCTTATTTGTTGTAATCTACTATCTAAAACTTTAGACATAATTTATTTCCTCCTAATATCCAAGTGGATTTGCTTTTCTAAGTCCTAACTCTCCTTGAGATTGTAATAATTGTAATTCTTCTGGTTTTACTGTATACGTGGTTCCATTCATCATTACTATCTTTACATCTTTACTCCAGTCTATTACTGTATAGTTTGTATCTTCTTTTACTACAACTGGATTTCCAGTATAGTCTTTAGATATAAGCTCTCCTGCCTTTACAGTTATAACTTTAGTAGCCGTACCTTCTATATGTTCTATTTGAGCAGTATTAATTGCTCTGGGCACATCATTTACATCTCTTATTTCTATTATCGCCATTTATATTTCCTCCTAATATCTTAAAGCTTTTTCTAATGGACTGATTTTCTTAGCCTGATCTTTCTCATTCTTAGCCAAGTTTATTATTAATGCCTTATTAGCATCATTACTGAATAGTCCGTTAAACATTCCTGCAGTAGCCCCTACTTCGTATACAGATATAAATCTATATTTCTTACTTCCAGTTTCACGCTGAGGCTTACTTACATCATCATAATCTCTAATAAGAGTTCCAAGTAATAGCTCGAATGATAACTGAGCAGCATTGATTTTCTTATTAGATTTCATTGCATTGTATATAGTATTCAAGTGTAGATTTATTGGAATCAAGTTACTTACGTTTCCACCAAAGTATAGTTGCATTACTTTAGCAGTAGTCATTTCTCTCATATAACTGTTAGTTTGTATTAAGAATACGTCACCTTTATTATATTTAAAGATTACGTGAGCTTCAAGTTCTCTATCTTCTTCTACATTTGGTCTTATAATCTCTCTAGGAGTAGTCTTAACTTCTGTTCCAAGAGTAAGAGTATATTCTTCGTCTTTAGTATTAAGTATAGTTCCATATGCCAATACATTGTAATAGTTATACTCTGCGTCTATAGAACTAGTAGGAACTCTCCAAGTAATATCTTCAGTACAGTATACTTTTACTATTCCATCGATAGGATCTGTCTTTATTTCAAACAGATTCTTCTTATTTTCTGGATATACGTAAGCATTTAAGTCTTTTATTATAAATTGTACTAAATGCAGATCGTGTGTACTCTTCATGAACATATTAAGTACTCCAGTGGCTATTTCAGCAGTATATATTCCTATTGGAATCTTATCTTGTCCTACTATATCGAATGGCTTGTCTCCAGTACAACAGCTACAGAAGTTATCTCCCTTTAGCTTACAATGTATAGGACTTCTCATAATAAACTTCTTATTAAGGAATTTATCTACATTCTTCATAGTAATTTTTACAGACTTTCCACCTACGATAGCATATCTGTTTAGTATATCCCATTTATTACCAGTCTTAACTTCTATACCCTCTTTACTTCCACAATCTCCTCTGATACCAAATATATTACCAAATCCATTTACTAGCTGTTTATAAAGTACTCCCGCCAAAGCAGTCTTATTTCCTCTATCTATAGCTCCTTTTTGAGCAGTATTAGCCAAGTCTGCAGTATAATGTAAATCTATTCCGTCTGCAAGAGCATCTTCTACTATAACTTCTGCAGTACCATCCAAGTTAGGCAAACTTCCCATACTTACGTTCATAGTCTTCCAGTCGTTATTTATGTCAGCACTCGCACCAGACTCATACATTTCCATCATATCGTCTTCCGCAAACATTTTCTTAGCATTATCAAGTACTTGCTTTTCAGCCTTTTCTACTACACTCATATCATGAGTCTTTCTGTATTCTTCAAACGCAGGCTTCATAATAGCATCACGCATTTTCTTATATTCTTCACCTGGCGTCATCATATGTATAGTAATACTACTATTAAATATAGTACTTAATCTTAAACCAAACTCAGTAAACATATTTATAGCCTGATTCAAGTCATCTACAGTTGCATTCTTTTCCATTATTATCTGTCCGATTTCCATAAAGATCTCGTCCATAGCTTTCTTAGTAAATACTATATCGTGATACGGAAAGTTCTTATTATCCCAAAATCTATAAAATACTATCTTATTTATTATAAGTCTTCCTACAGTAGTCTTTATTTCCTTTCCAAATCTTTTAATAGTAACCTTATCATAAATATTTACTTCAGGTTCTCCACCTACTTCAAAACTACTCATATATTGATAAATTAAATCAATATCTAAGTCTCCTTCTTTAGCTTCCATAATTGCTTTTATCAATGGATGATTAGAAGGAATAGTCTTAGGTTTTTCATTTGGCTTTGGATTTCTACTAAAACTATAATACGTTTGTGTTCCATCTTTACCAGTAGCTCGTCTAAAGTTACCAGCATAATCAAATATATTAAATAATGAGTTTTGAGCTTTCTTTATATCAGCCACTGCTTCTTTACTGTTAAGTGGCTTATTAGATATTTTATCTCCATCATGGTCCAAATATGTTAAATATAAGGTCGTTAATCTTATACCAAAGCGTTTCAGCTTTCAGTCTCTAGCTTTCACTAGATAATACAAGTACGTGCTTGTAAGAGTGTTACGGTTGGAGATATTTTTGTAGCTCCGTAACAACGTTCAGATCATATCAACATCTCATAAAGATGTAGTGCATTTCTTCTCACTTGAGTTCTACTACCATTGCAGGTATGATCGTTGAAGCTTCCTCTTTACATTGAGGCTTGCCTGCTGATTATCCATTGTCTAATATCACTTAGAGTCTCTAAAATGCGTTTTAAAGCCTTTATAGGCCATTTTTAGAGGTTTTATTGCATCATATGATATCTTTATCCTTATTTCTGACTTTCGTCTCCTAGATGCCTTATAATTCGTTTAAAAGCATATAGGCGATAAAGCTTTAGGATGTCCCAGCAATTAACACTATTTCGATCACATATCACTATGTGAAAGGGTCACGCTACCACTCGGCCATTAAATCCAACCGCCATACCTGCGTATACACGGCTTCCTTGCTCAAATATTTTCTCATCATAATGTGTTTTTACCCAGTCGTCTACTAATGGAAAGACTCCATCAAATGTGAAATCTAATACCTTTACGCTCTTAAGCATATAAGGTGATAGAGTCAACGGTACTGGGAATACGTATTGCTGACTCAATTGACTATCAACAGGATAACGCGTAGTGGCTATTCCTCTTGTATTCTTTAAGTCTGCAAATGAAGTACAAGCTATATAGAAGAACTCTAGCCAAGAAAGAGTCTTTCTAAGTGGACTTGTAGTATTATCTTTTATTATATCGAAGTCTAGTTCTATAGAAGCAAATTCTGCTCCATTCTTGCATATAGCTGGAAAGTCTTGTACACGGAAGAAAGGATCTTCCATCTTATCTATAGAAGCAGACAAGAATTCTACGTCATAATATGCCAGTAAGTCTTTTTGTGTATCAGCTGGGAAGCATCTTCTATCGTATAGATAGTCTATGAAGTTCTTACTGAATTTGATTACTGTATCTTTAAACATTTTACATAGTAGATGGATCGGAACTCCTATATCTGTATACTTTTGTAGTCCTTTTCCAAGCTTCTTATTAGTCCATACGTGTGGAAGCATTACTATAAGAGAACTGTTGTCTACTGCTCTGGAAAGGATTTGCTTACGTCCTGTTCCTTTAGGTCCAAGATGTCTTCCTTTCATAAAGTTATAATAGTCGTTACATGCTTTCTGTACAAGACATTCTATATCACGAGTCTTTATATCTGCTCCCATAGACTGTTTATTTCCTATAGAAGCAAGAACATTACTATAACGTATTATATCTGCTAGTAAGACATTTATATCATTTACCAGCATTCTACTATCTTCGTCTTCATTACGATATGCTATTGGTATAACATATTGGTGATGCTTGAACATTTGATCCCGTGTAAACTTACTAATAGAAGATTTCATCTCCTTATTAGCATATTTACCGAACTCTTGTTGCCAAGCCTTTGTATCTATTTTATCCCAGTTATTATAAAGGAAGCTGGGACCTCCTCCTACTATATCTCCTACTTCTGGCACATATTTCTCGTCACAAGTAGCGACTATACCTTTACGTATATAGAAGTCTCCACTACGACTGTTAGAAGTAGCACAAAGAGCAATAGATCTCTGTACTGTTCTGAATATAGCAACGAACAGAGGACGCATTACATAGCAATGTAGATTTATAAGAGCTGCTTTACTCTCTTTCTCATCGTCTGTAACGCCAAATATATCCTTACTGAATAAGCCAGTAGGACTTGTTTTATCAGCACTATTTATAATTGGAAGCCCACGTCTTCTCAGATAGGCTTCATTATTCATAATTGTACCGTACACGTTTATTACCTCCTTATAATCTTGCTCCAGTTATCTTTGGCACTTTAAGCCAATTTGTACGACGCTTTCTAATTTCTTCTAATTGCGTCTTAAGTTCTTCGTTTTCTTCTTGAAGTTGCTTAATAATTTCTTTTCTATCTATATCAAATGGATCAGGATCAGGATTTGCCATATACGTTATATCTCCAAAGTCGAGTCTCTTATATCCTTCGTCATATGCTTTCTTACCAATTTTATTATCCATTTTACGAGCTTTCTCTATATCCATCTTTATACCTTCTGCTATATAGCTATCTTGCTTAGCCACAAACTTATCAAGTTGCTCTAGTTCTATAAGCTTATAGCATAACAGAGTAGGATCGTCTTCTACGAGATAAGTCATTTCATTAAGCAGATCGTTTACAGTCAAGTATTCAAGCTTAGGATGTTCAGGCGTACCGAGTTTGGAATCTCTGAAAATACGTAGTTTCGTAGCTATAGGAGATTCTTTTATAAGCTTTTCTATCTGAGCCTCTCTATGATCAAGTAGTTGCTGTACACTCATATCACGCGTATCAAATGGCTTCAGATTACCTATAGCATCCATCTGCTCTTTAATAGTAATACCCGTAGTCTTAAGCTTATTCTTCATACTAGAATTTGCCATCTTTCTAACAGCCACGGCAGTTTCTTCATCAAATAACATACGCAGAGCATCGTTATATCTGTATTTAAACGTCTTATCTCCATAGTTATATACTTTCTTACTTCCATCTTTCTTAGTAATAGTCATAGTAAGATCATCTATATCTACAACGTCTCCTACTGCAACTTCCTTATCCATAACTGCCTTTATATTAAGCATATTCTGGCTACGATTTACTACTTTCATATCATTTTCTGTAAGCTGATTCTTACGTAGTCTATCTAGTATACGTAATTCTTCATAAGATAGTCCATCTACTTCTGGACAATACATCAGATTATGTCTATCCTTACGTTGTAGATGTAGGTTTGCTATACGAGACATATCCATCTTACGCTCTCTAGGATTTCCATATTTAAGACATAAGTCTTCAAGCGTCTTCAGATGATGAGCACGTAACATATCATAAGTGAACTTCTTCATTCTTTCATCATACATCAATACATCTCTAGGATGCTCAGATTGTAATGCTTCTACAAAGAATTCTGGTACAAAGAAATTCAAGCCATCTACCATAGTTTTTACGTGCTCTGCTTTCTCTGCTACTTCTATCTTTTCTAGATCTAGCATAGCAACTTCCATAGCCTCGTAGTCTTGGTTTATCATGTAGTTTTGACATATAGTAAATATAAGATCACTCATTTTAGCATAGCCTTCTTGTTCCTTTTCCATAGTAGTCTTAACAAAGATACTCTTTTTACACTTATCTATTATAGACTGTAAGTTAGGCTTTATAAGCATATTCTTTAAGAATTGAGGTATAAACTTTCTATCTATATGATAAAGTAGTTTAGAAAGCATATACTTACTACAACCCATACAGAATATAAAGCACAATCTATCTAAGTCTCCATTAAGCATTTCCTCATAATATTCAGTCTTAATAGCTTCATGATACATTTTGAAATACCCGAACTCACCAGATAATACCATAGTCATAATAGCCTCAAGTGGAGCTCTCATTTGATTAAGCGTTTCATATATATCTGGTGGATCTTCATCCAGCTTAAGTGGTGGTATTATAAGAGTATCTAGGAAGTCGTCTAAACCAGGCCAAGCCCGGTAAACGACATCCTTAATTATTTTGGTCATATGTTTCTTATCAACCCAAGGTGACCAATCTGGGTTATTAAACATTAAGCCTTCGCCTAAATCTTCAAAGCTCCCAGCCATGTAAATCATTCCTCCTTATTTATCAGTTATTCATTAGCTTTAGTTGCACGTACAGACGATGAGAATGGTCTTCCAGCCACACTATATCTATACACCATTTCACGTCCAGTCTCTAGCATATAATTGAAATCTAGATTATGTATTGTCTTTTCATTTTCTCCTGGATTAAATGTAATAGGTTGGAATCCATAACCTCCACTAGCTCCAGCTTGTCTTATAAATATATCTTTAAGAACTATATTTTGATATTCTCCACGTTGTAAATTATGCACTAGTTTTAAAATTCCATCAAGGTTCACTCCACCAGTAATATGAGTCTTATAAACTAATTCCACTTTAGGATTTTCTGGAGATAGTGTCACGCTATCAGTTTTAGCAACCATACCTTTAATTCTGTATTTATAAGATATCTTTCCACTCCATACTTGGTTTATATTAGAAGTCGTCTTTACCCAGAATCCAAATGTAGGTTTAACGTTAATCTGTCTATCTGTAAGAGCAAAGCTTGTAGTATCTAGATTTATAGTACTTCCAGCAGTATCAAGTTGTAGCATTTCTATTTCTGCATCGTGAGAAGAGTCAAAAGCCAAGTAAATCATACCAGCATCTTCATCAAACACTACTTTATCAGCATTAAGCTTTAAGTATTTACCAGCAGATGTACTTCCACTACCGCCTGCTCCTGGTGTAGGAACTACAGGAATAGCTCCATTTGTATTAAAGCTATATACGTTTGATGTAATAGTACTTCCTATAAGTTCTACACTTATATCTACAGTTCCTCCTAGAGCTACTATCCTATCTGTATCTGTATTATCTATAGATACAAGCGTTCTATTAGGTAAGTTAGTAGAAACTCCACTTACGATAAAGTTTGTATTAGAAGAAGCCTGTTTAATTCTTACTACTAGTCCACTTTCATAGAAAGCTCCTAGAGTGTCTCTGTCATAGATATAAAGCATAAGTTTTCCATTACGTATTTCGTGTCTTTCTATAACAGCAGATTTAAGCGTATGAGCCTGTCTTGCAGTTATATACGGACTAAATAATATTTCTCCATTTGTTCTCCATCTACCAAGTACAGCTGTATTACTATCTACAGTATGTCCTAGATCTATATCTAGTCTAGTATTTCCTGCATTTATAGTAGAAGCGTGTCTACCAGTTATAATAGCATTATCTAGATCTGTAGAATTACGTATTTCATATAGCTCAAATTCTCCCGTATTAACTCCTCTAAAAGAAGCCACTACTTTAGAACCTTCTACTCTCAAGTCTGTAATATCATTTGCACTTACATCCAAATTACTTCTTTGTATTATATGAAGTGCCTCAGACATACTTGTATGATACATATCTGCTACATACATAGGAATAGTACCAAGTGGAAACTCTACAGAAAGAGTGCATCCAAATGGCAATGTGTCTTGCAGTCCTTTAATAGTGTCTAACACGCCTTCTCTATCTAGATTTATAGTTATCTTTTTCTCAGCATCTGTAGTAAGTCCAGTAAGAAGCCATCCATATACAGGTACAAAGCCTTCGTCTTTCTTATACTTGCATACTTTAATAGCAGCACTACCGTTTGTAACTGTAGTAGCTGATTTAATTATCAATGTATTTCTATTCATAATATCCTACACCTCTCCATCTGTTATAAATCCTAATATAGAAGCAGTAGAAGTAGTCGGATTTACTCTAGTAAGTCTTATTTGTGGAACTTGATATATGTATTCACTCCATAACTTCATTGGAGTACGCTTTTGTTCTCTTACTCTTACTCTAATACAATCTGTAGCAAGAAGAGTAGTATGTCCATCGGCAGTTATATCAGATATACCAAATATCATTCCAGCTCCACTCATAGTAGCATATACTCTCTTAGTATTTCCTATTACATTAAATCTTTGATCAGGATCTACCATAGTAATTTCTACTAAATCTCCAGCTCTCAAGTCTGCAAATGTAAGACTGAATGAGTCATCTCCTACATAACAACTAGAAACTGCTGGAATAGGACTCTTACTTCCAGTATGTACATTAGGATCTGCTTCAGTACCAGGTCCACCCCATTCTCTAGGAACCCAATTAGGTAGATTTGGAATATTCTTAAATCCATCTATACCTACTATATTATCAGGATATCCGTCTAGTCCATTCCATCTCCATGGATATGGAAGCGTATCTTTATCTATATTAGTACAGTTTTCAAATACTTTACTATAATTACTAATAGTATCAGATGCTCCTAAGAACTCAAATCCTTTAGTAAGTCCTGTACATCCAGAGAAAGCTTCTACTACAGACTCTAGTTTAGGACACTTAGTAAAGATATTTCCTATTACATCTGTATTTACAAGAGTAGTTACATCCTTAGCAAACTTATTAGCAGAAACAGCCTTAGGTGCTTCTATAGTCTTAGGAAGCTTTACTATATTACTTCCCATAAACATTTCATCTAAATTACCTTCAAGTATAGTAACGCTAAATCTGCTTAAATCAGTAGCATCTACTGTATCTGTAGATTTGTATGCTCTAATTCTATTATTAGTCAAGTATTCTTTAAACGCTCTTACGTCTTTAAATACCCAGCTATTTACATCATATGTAGCAGGATAAGGCCTATTAAGAGCATATCCTTGATATGGAACAGGTCCAATAGGATCTCCTAGAGACTTCTTAATATATCCAGTAAAGTCTGCGTTTCTATGCTTCCAGTATTCAGGATCAGATGTAAGACCACTGTCTTCAAACATTCCAGTAGCACTCTTCAGATTTATACTATTCTTAAATAGATCTGATGCAGCTGGAACAGTCGTCAAGTTCTTAGTATTAGCAAAGGCCTCATTTATATTATTAACTCTAGGGATGCCATCAAATAGCTCAGGAGATATATGATTGATCTTACTGTTCTTATACAGATTATTAGCACTTATTACACCAGGTCCAGTAATAGTCTTCACTGTATCTGTATGTTCTACGCCTTCAAATAGTCCACTTATATCTGTAACAGAAGGATCAAATTCTATATTGATGTTTCTCCATAGCTCTGGTATTCTAGCATATATAGTAGGAATTGCAGCCTTAGCCTCTGCAAGAGTATTAAACTTAAATGTTAAGTTATCACTATCAGCGTCATCACGTGTAAAATACGCTGTTCTATCATCTAGACTATTAGAGAATGTCTTACTCATCATCATAGCAGTAGTAATAAAGTCTATATAATCTACATCACTACGAGTTCTAAGGATCTGTTCAGGATGTTCTATAGGTTCTATAGCAACGTCTGGAGCCAGTTCTAATTCTCTAGTAGCTGGAGCAAATGTTATATTAGGTATATCATCAGCTGTTTTATATTCTCTTACTTCTGAGTCTATACATCTTATACTTATAGTTCCACTAGCTATTTCAGGACATTCTATAATAAAGATATTATTAAGCGTACTATCTGCTATATTCTTATCATATCCTATCTTCTTAACGAATTTAATACTATATTTATTTGCATATATAATGTGCGGAGTATTATCATCGTTATTAAAGAAGCTTATAGGTATTTTAAATCCTAGCGATACGCTTCTATTTGCAGCATCCAGTCCATCTATCTCTACAGTAATAGGATATCTACACGTTTTAGGCACTCTTATATAGAATGGACTATGCCAATCAAATATCTTTTCTATCTTAGTCTTCTCAATTACATCTATCATATCGTCATTTAGTCTATCTATTTTACTTATGATAGCTGCATCTGAGATAGTTAAATCTTTATTTATAAGTAATGGAATAAGTATATCTCTGAGATAGTTCTTAACTACTTCTTCAGACATAAGCAGTCCATTATTATTTTGAAATGGATTCATGATTCTATTAGTCCTCCTTTCTTGTAATTACTTTTATTACACCTAGGTTATTAGAGTTATCTATAAATCTTTCAAATAATCTAGTATATATTTCACCAGTCATTCCCTTAGGAATATAAAGGCTACATGCAAATGTATATGGATTACCAGCTTTATTTATAACTCTAGTAGTCTTAGTCTTTTCTAATAGATCCATATTAAGATTAAAGCTTATAGTAGGATCTAACAAGTCTTCTACTATAACGCTAGAAAGAACCAATCCATCGTCTGCAGTAACGTCTTTAAGCAATACTTCTATATTTATATCAGCTGTCTTTATTAGTCTGATCGTAATCTTTTCATTAGGATCGCTTATAGTATAGACATCGCTATTATCAGCTGGGTTATTTTGCTTAGTAGATCTTATATTAGACTTTACATCAAATATAACGTTCTTATGCTTACTATAAAGAGTTCTACTAAAGTCTGCAAATAAATTACCATAGCTTTCTTCTGTAGTAAAATGACTTCTTTTATTGAATCTATTATTACTATGTATAAGTCTATTAGTATTCTTTGGAGTAAATACTTGGTTACTAGGCTTCCAAACAGCAAGCTCGCTCTTTACTCTAATAGAAACTTCTACTGGAGCCTTAAACATTTCTCCTATATTCTTATACTTATTAGTATTAGTATTCATCCAGTTTCCAAATATAATAGTAGGCTTAAGCGTACCTTGATCTTCATTCCACTCTAGTTTTATTTCTTCAAGTATCATACTAAGTACAGTATCATACGTATCCATATCTATAATAGGAAGAAGCAAGTCTACTTTACTTATTCTAGCACTTATATTAGTAACAGCCTCTACAGGAGTAGTACCGTTATTATACTTTACAGCTATAATAAAATCCAGTATCTCTTTTTCTCTAAGAGGTTCACTATCAAAATCACTATCAGTTTCTAATAGAGGAAGCTCTACACTTATATTAGGAGTTGTAGGATCTATTACAGATATCGTAGCAGATACATCTTCACTATATCTATCATAGTGAGTCTTTTTACTTACTTCAAGTAATTCATTTCTAGTAACTACATTGCTCTTTAGAAGCTCTACAGAAGCCTTTATTTGCTCAATCATATTCTGTGTATCAGCACTAAGCTGAGTTATAGACGGTGCCTCGCTGTAGTAGTATGATACGTCTTTACCCGTACCTTTAATTCTTACTTGTGTATCTCTTGTAAAAGAAAACGAAAGCATTTGGTTTTCAGTAAGTACAAACGTTCCTTCTCCTACAATAGAAAAAAAGACAGAATCTTTTGATTTGTTTTGTATTACAAAATATGCTCCTTCTGGAACATCTATAACATCATTATTGGTAACTATGTCCTTATGTACAGGAGTTATACTATAATTATGAACAGGATTTACGTCAAAAGATGTATACGTAAATACACCACCAAGCTGTTCTTCAAACCATAGATAACTTCCTTTCTTAATACGACCATTCCAAGTGTTAGGACCACTAAGAACAAATACTCCATTATTATTAGTAGGTGCTACATCTGTATCTGTAAAAGCAAGTCTAACTATACTGTTTTTAATAGCAGAAGTGTTTTGTACAAATACCATTTGGTCCATAGTAGTACTAAGGACGACTTTTTTCCAAGCCATGGAAATACCTCCCTTTTATTCGAATTTTAACAGAAAGATTGTCTCCTATCTCCCAGGGTAGACAATAAAGAAAAAAAAAGAGAAGATTATTTCTTCCCTTTCCATTCTCTTTTTGAGAACACGTAATGCGCTCTCAAAAATATGATAGTACTGATAGCAAATCCTATTACTACTACGTAATAGTATGTAGGACTCACCCATTCTTCTTTTCTGATTCCTCCTAAGAACCCGAAAAGAAATGCTAAAGCACCACTAATAGCCATAACCACATTTAAAAAATTATTATTCTTTTTCATATTGTATTACCTCCATATTATTTTATATTACTCCTATATAATATATAACTAAAAATTCGTTAAAAAAAATATAAGATCCCTTTTATCGGGATCCTATATCTATTGATTATTATTATATAATGAATTGAGTAATCCTAATTTAAATGGATTTATCACTCCTACATTTCCATCTATATGATCTTGCTCACTTATTTCTTTAGCAGCTCTCATATTATCTTCATTAAGACTTACTAAATTAGCCTCTATCATTATTCTTTCAGTATAAGCTATATCAAGACCATAGACATCTACACAAGCTTCTATTATCTTATATGGATCAGCAAACGAGTCACTTACCCATATCGTAGTTATAACGCCATTCTCATTCTCATCAAGCAAGAACTTAAACCACGCTCCAAGCTTTCTTATATCTATAATCTTTTCTTCCAGCTTTTTCTTATCTTTAAAATATCTTCCTATATAGTAGCTCTCAGGATACTTATCATCAAAAGACAGTACAAATAGATTAAATCCATCTTCTATATCTGCAATAGCTCTGTTAAAGAAAGATATATTGACTCTAAACATAAGATCTACATACTTACTATTAAATAGCCATTCCCAAGCATCATTCGTAATAAGACTGTGTTTCTTACTTATTATAAGCTTATCATAGTCGTCTATAGAAACCGGACTACGCTCTATATCGCTTATAAAGTACATATCTCCATTAGAAGCATATTTCATACTGTAAAGATACATATCATTATTAAAAGCAGATTCTACAAGTACACGAAAGTGCTCTCTATCTTCTTCACTCATATGCTGTCTGAGCTGATTATAGATATCTACGGCTATAAGATCATAGCTAAATAATACATCATTTGGTCTCAAGAAGACTACTTGCTTCATATCATTCATAAATATCCACCTTTTCTATCTTAATAAACAGTCCAAGTATCCACTTAATAGGTTTTATTATAATGAAATATATTATAAGTCCTGCTATTGCAAGTGGATATCCAACACAATATATAAGAAGTTTACCAAATAAGTCTCTTAAAAACATTAATATCGTAAATAATATAATACACCATACTCTTAAGAATAATGGAAATACTGCTGTCCTTTTGTATAAGTATTCTCTTTCATTCATATTTTATCTCCTTTTACTTCTGTTCTTTTCTGCAAGAGCAAACTCTTCATCTGGTCTATATCCATAGTAATAATACGTATAGATTACTTCTGGTATAGTATAATAGTATACATGACTATACATATCACTATAAATATCTTCTTTCTTCTTCTTCCAATGATTAGCTACTACCTTAGGAAAACTACTATCTAAGCCTTCAAATACATATCCAGCCTTTCCTCCGATACGTGCTACTCTACTTATATTCTGCATATAAGAAGATATACCAAAGTTAAACTCTAGGAATATAAGTATTCTTAATCTCTTATTATCATATCCACGTCCCATAGACTGAGTAGTAGTTATTATCCATGATTTAGATTCTGCTATCTCTTTATCCTTTTTAGAAACCTTACTATTATATATACCTATATCGTCTTCTGCTATATCATAATGAGTCATAAGCTTTTTCTTTACTATCTCGCAGTTCTCTATACGTCCTGTATATATTACTACAGAACCACCATCATTCACAACACGCCGTATAAGGCTCTCAGAGGCCTTATAAAAGTGTTTCATGATATAGTCGAGTAATAGGTCCTTACGAGCTATATAATCGTTATAACGGGTCTTAAAGAGCTTCTCATCGTTCATATGCATCAAGTAATACTCTTTTTTAGTAGGACTGAACTTATAATTGATTACATAACACGTTCTATCTACTGGAAGTCTTATATCATCTCCCAAAGTCTTAGCATGTTTATATATCATTTGGAATATATTATCATCTGGACGCATATTTTTAAACTTAGTACCAGTCAAATACAAGTTATATTTAAAGTTACCCCAGCATTCCATATAGTATAGGTTCTTTACATGTACATCATATTCGTCCATTATCTTCATATCACACTTGAACTTATTAAGAAGTACATTTACGACATTATTCAGTCCAAAGTTACGTATAAGAGATTGAAGCATAGCGTGCGTAAGAAAAAGACCATTCACCTTAGACCAATTATATTTCATAAAGGCTCTGCTCTTCTCCAGATTAAGAAAGCCTTCATCACTTCCAAAATATTCTACAAAGGCATTATAAGTCTGTTCTACAAGATCACTACTATATACTATAAACATAAACTTACACTTAAGCTTCTGTACTATAGCAGCAGACATATATGTTTTACCAAACCCAGGTCTTGCACAGACACAAACACGCTTATCGCTATCATTCTTAAAGTGTTCTACAGCACTATTAATAACGCCTTTTTGATGTTCTAATGCTGGATATACGAGCTCTTTATATTTAATCGGTCTATGATCTATTGGTGCTATCCACTTTCTCATAAATGTTTTGCCAATCATATTCTCCAGAGATTGTATCTTGACCTTCGGTATACATATATGATCTCCTATTTCAAAGTAAGCAGTCGGGACTTCCGCTTTTGTATGGAAGTCCAAAACTGATAGCTTACTACGGAGATTCAACTTTGTATTTGTATCTATATAAGATTTATCGATCCACCAAGCAGTGGAAGTCTCATAGTTCATCTACATTTCTCCTTTATTTTAAATTCAATACATATTCACTCATGCTATGAATATTAGATTCTTCTTGCTTTTCAAATCCTAACTTAGTAAAGAATCTTTTAGACTCTGTATTCTGATCTGATATAAGTGACTTCATTTTAGTACAGTTCGTTAACTTGTGCACCCTTTCTACGAGTTTTCTTGCAAGACCTTTATTTCTAAAGTCTTTATCTACATATAAAGATACTATATAGATAGCATTACCATCTTTTCTGTATCCGACAAAACCTCTAGGAACATCGTCTACTATACAAACTACAGACTTAGCTTTGTGCTTATCATAATACATTTTTATATCATTCATAAACGTACCGATATTATTAGCAGAAGCTCCATAATCTTCCTCAGATACTCCATGACTAACATACCACTTAAATAGCTCATATTCTGCAAGATAAACATACCCTATTGAGTTAGAACTTGCGATTTCAAATCTAATATTCATTTTATATTAATCCTCCTCATCCTCATCATAATCGTCGTCATAGCCTTGTATTACACGATCTGACTGTTCATATGTATTTTCATTGTGTACGTTCGTATCCTTGTTATAGTTACGTAATACACCGTATAATTCATTTGTAATAGCAGTTTCAGATAAGTCTCTGTCTCCTATTATATTGTATAATACGTCTGCTTCACAAGGCTCTACAGCAGGTATTATACTATTTAAATTTGCTTTTATATATCCATGATGTATTCTGTTTGATATACGCTTAGACTTATCTGCAGAAGATGTAAGCTGATTTATATGTATAAAGTCTACATTCTTAGTCTCAGCAGACGGCTTACTACTCATATCTTCTGTATCACGCATCATAGCATGTACTATCATTTCATAATACATAGAATGATCAAACTTCACTTTAGTCTTGCAATATTGATAGAAAGAGCTTACTTGTTCTGCTCTACTCATAGTACGAAGCTTCGATCTATCCCATTTTTCTTCTGGATATACATATTGACTATTACTACTGTGCATACGTAGCATTACTTGTATATCTTTTGCAGTAAGTAATACAGAATCATTTGCTATATAAACAGTAGCTGTAAGACCATCTACATCAATAGGCTTATCTTGTACTATATCTAATAGTTCTCCATTTATAAATAGCTTTTGATATCTATTATCTCCTACCTTACGTAGTTCTAATATTGTACCTGGATGGAATTGTATCTTATCAAACATAAAGCTTGATACAGCAGGGCAATTATCTACCCATTCTTTCAGATTTCCATATGTCTTACCAGCATAGTGTACCATTACTGGTCTTAAGAAAGCATTATTACTATGTTTGATTGATATTACTTGTTGGAACTTTCCTCCAATAGTATCCATTCCATATTCATATATATTATTCTTGAATACTTCTGTATCTTGCAGGAACTTTGCATTAGCTCCTACACAACATTCGCATACAGATTCTACTCCATGGCAATGATGAAGCATACGCAAATGCAGAGCCATTCCAATAAGATCATCTCTATTAAGATCTACATATCCCACTATTTTATGCTTAAGAGGATCTGCTATATAACGATATCTATAGAACTTCAGATCTTTCTTACTCTTAATAGTAACGATTTCATAATCATGTGTACCACAATCACGAACTACAGCTCTACTTACATCTTTATTTATCTTAGTTTCAGTAAGAGCTACGTTTATAAGCTTTCCAAGTTCACCTGGTTCTTGTACTTCATTTTTACCCTTTATAACTGCTTCAAGTGCTTGGTTATCAAGATGTACCATATCTGGAAGATTACGCAAACCATTTAGCCATCCACTTATAGTATTATTCTTTACTTTACCTGGATCAAGCTGATCTGGTTGTAGTCCTACTTGTACGAATCCCATGATCTGCATCTTATTTGCCTTTACTCCAGACTTTATAAAATCCGATAATGGATGCACATCTGCTTCAGTTATAACCTTATTTATATAGTTATACTTCTCTTCCACAGTAAAAGGATCGTCTGTCTTCTTTATTACAGGATTAGTAAACAGCTCTCTGAATTCTTTATTTTCATCATACGCTCTTAAATATCCCATAAGACTATGATCCATAGAAAGAGTCTCACTGGCTACCATAGCAAGTCTATGGAAACAGCTGAACATATCTCCAAGCAAGTGCCCCAGCATAACTGGTGCATTCTCAAGCTTGTCTTTTATTAGATCTATACAAGCGTTCATATAATCATCAAACTTCCCTTTGAAATAGTTATCTCTATAGATCATCTTACGCTTATCTTCATCTTTTATATTAAAATCACTGAAGACTTCAAATAGATAGGTATTAAGTATACATCTACCAGGCGTACCTTTCAGATATATATCCTTTTCAAGCTTCACTACTATCTTTTCATTTGATAGTGGATTTTCTGCAAAGGCTCTTTCTAACTCTCTCATTCTATTCAGATCTCTACGATCATACAATATCATCTTTAAATTCCTCCTCTATTTTACTATGTAGTTATTATTAAATATCTCTTCAGGATTTATACCAAACAGAGTCAATAACTCAAATCCAAGAGATATACTTATTTCTGTATCTTTTTCTATTTGCTTCTTTACATTACGTATAAGACTTGCCTTACGCGTTCTATCCTTTTTAGACAAAGGAACACTACGTCCATTGGCAAGTATAGCAAAACAGACTACAGATGTAAATGTATGCATCTTTACAGCACGCGGATCTGGTAATCTATCCGATATATCTCTCGTACTTATGTCGTTTGAGCCATGACTTCTTATTATATCTAGTACTTCTTCAAAATGCTCATCAATAGGTACTACAGACACGTCCTTAAGAGGAATAGTCTTTTCTCCTATTATAATATTATCTCCACTGGCTATTACTGGAGAATTATTAAATATATGAACATCTTGCTTATCATTATATTTAAATACAATTGCATATTTATCTTGTGGCTTATAACTATCCACTACTTCTATTTTTCCATCTACCACTGTTGCATATTTCATATTAATCATCCTTATCCTTCCACTCTATTCCAAACCCGATTGCATTCAAGTATTCAGGCAAACTATGAAGCTTTGGATTTCCAGCTATCTGCATTTGATACAGATCAGCATCATTTATCATTCCGGTTAAATGTGCAGTAAGCTGAACGTCCATTTTAGTAGCTTTCTTACTATGAACAGATTGTGCGTCTCTTTTAGTCTTAGATTTTTCTTCTGGAACTCCCTTTGTAGTAAGAGTTACTTCAGATATAGAACTGTTTTGATACTCTGGATCGTGTATATCTCTGATAGTATATATACTTCCTACCAAATGTTTATCAGTAAGTGTTCTTATTCTATTACCTTCTTTATCACATATCCATATAGTCTGTTCTTCAAATCCCCACTTACCAAGAATCTTCATAGCTTCATTACCACTTTCCATATCCAGCTTTTGTTCATATGGTACGATACCTATTGGAAGAGCATCGTAATGTGCCAATAAAGTAGCAAAGTCTTCATCTGAGAAATCCTTGTGAGCATCATGTAGATCAAATATATCTAAGACTTTTCTATAATCTTTTATAAGACGACTCTTGTCCTTATCATTCTTAAGAGTTTTAAACACCTTTGTAAGATACATACTAAAGCCTGTAAGCCATTGTTCCCATAGGAATCCTGTAATACTTCTTGCAACGTGTGCACTTACAGAGAATACCATTTCAATTGGAGTACCATCTTCTGCCACTAAAGTACCGTGTTCAAATATCTCTTGTACAGTTGCCTTACACCCATGCCCATTAGACAGCTTTGTAGCTATACCTGCAAAGTCCACTGTAACGATCTCCATTCTTAAAAACGGACAAGTAAGAGCCTTTTTCTCAGTACGAAACTTATTTATTATAAAGTTTTCATAATAAGCTATTACTTTATCACTACACTTATCTCTTTCAAGCATAACTAGTGGCCTTAGAGCATCTGCTACTTTATGTCTAAACTCTAGATAATCCTGTCTATATTGCTCTAGTACAGCATCATCTTCTATTGGCTCATTAGATGTCACTTCAAAATAACCTATATAACTGTTAGGTTCTATTACTATTTGTGTATCCTCAAGTCCTACTGGTGTATCTGTAGACTGAGATATAAATGAAAGTTCTTCTTCCTCTTGTTCTGATACCTTGAATATTATAGATTCTTCTAAGATTTGTCCTATAGGTGGTATCTTATTATTAAACTCAGACTTTATAATCTTATTATCAAGAGGTATATTTACAGTTTTTATCTTTATACAACCCATATCTGCTGCTGTCTTGTCACTTATCTTACAACTATCATCAGCAGTATCTTTATCTATAGTATTAATAGTAACTACATTACGTCCAAACTTCACAATGTCCATAGATGGAACATATTGCTCTGGATATTCTATACAGAAGTTTTCATCATCACTACTAATATCATATTCTTTATTTGGTTCTAATAAGTCTAAGTCTGTATTAAGTATGCAGCAGACTCCATTATTATTTATCAGACCATTTGTATCAAGTAACTCATATCTACCGTTTACTTCATATATATAAATCTTTCTACGTTGATACATAAACTTATATAAAAGCCTTACTTTACCACGTGCTTTATAGATACAACTACTTCTACTAAGCATATCTCCATAGAAAGCAGATGATAATAACGGAACTTCAGCCTTGATTGGCATTACCATATTATCAAATTGATTTATAAACATATCTACTCTCATACTGTGGTTCTTATCTGCTACTGGTGAAAGTAGCTTTGTAGTCTGATATTTTACCAATTCTGTCTTAGCCATATCAAATCTTCTACGAGGTTTATATGGAGCCTCGACAGGTGGTTCTGAAACCGTTTCGATATGGACTGGCTTTGACTTAATACTCTTCATATCTTTCATTGTGTCCTTGATATATTCCAAACGTTCATCTGAAATATCCCATTCTTTTGCTTTAATCATTCTCTTAAATTCCTCCTATTATATATTATTTTATAAGTCCTATTATAACTCCAGTTAGTATATGTACCAAGTTTTTATAATCAGAGTTATCAGTAACTACATGTACTTCTTTAAGAGTATTGTCGTTAAAGTACTCCATAGTTATGTCGATACCTCCAGTTGATAAAGCCATTATCTCGTCTTTATGACTATTTAGTTTTTCTAGCACTCCTTTATCATTACTATCTAATATTATATCGTACTTAAACTCTTTGAATTTATCATAAGTTACCATCTTTACTATCACTCCACATACATCAAAAACTCCATTTACAGATATCATATTCTAATTCCTCCTTTATTTATTACATCATATTCCATACTTCTTTCATAACTGAAACCAAGTGTGAATTTGATATTCCTACTATTAATTCTTCCTCACTATTATTCATTATCTTAGTAAACATAGAGAGATTCTTTATATAACTCTTCGTATTATTATTAACACAATCGCTCATAAGTCTATCAAGATAATCATAGGCCTTATGTTCTTTATTGATCGTACCCCCACGAAGTTTTACTCCATTATTATCCTTATAAAGCTTCAGAAAGTTCCCACTCTTTTCTGTTGCTGGAAATATTATATGATAATAATAAGTATGCTTTCTTTTAAACTTTATAAAATCACCGAACTTTGTATACTTAGGATTAAAATTGTGTAAGAATACAGCGTCCTTAGCTATTTCTAATATATTATTTTTCTTTATACCGTTTTCTTCTATAAACATATTAACGTATTTCTTCATATATTCATCAAATTCTGATACGAGATCATAGTTATCCTGCTCTCTTAAATCTCTCATAATAGTTCCTATCATAACATTTCTGTCACGTCTATCTGCTTCCTTAAGATTTCTGTACGTCTCCTCACTTATAAGCCTTTCTTCAGCGAGAATGCTCACGTTTGCTGTAACTATATCCCATTCAGAAATACTACCCTTGTATGTTGTAATTTTCATATGAATAGGCTCCTTTTATTTTAACAATGAACATTTCTCGTTGTTAAACAATCTTCAGTGTCAAGATAATTTCATTGAATGTACCTCCTATTAAATATTATAGATTTTGTATTTGAGTACTGGGGGTTTTCACTTTCCATGCTCTTTTTCTAAACTGATTAAAAGTTGGTAATGTCCAAAAAATATCAATCAATTCTTGTTTTAAAGAAATTAAGTTGAAAAGTTCATAATAAAGATTTTTTTACATACTGTACTTCTAATTAGTTATCTTGACTTAAATATAGATCGAGTCCTTCTATACATACCATCGTGTGTTGTGTAGTCGGACTCCCTCATTTAATTACGTCGTTTTTAAATGCAAAACGCCAATCGAGGTTTTAATTCGATCAGCGTTTAACATAATTATAAGTCTTTCCTTGAAGCATGTCTCTTACTACATGATACTTTAATCCCAGCTCATCAGCTATTTCATTAAGAGTAAGGCCTTCGTCACGAAGTTCTATTATCTTGTGTATAAGCTCTTCTTCTAAGTATGGAAGATTTTTTATCAGACGTTGAGCATGAGCCACGTTTTCACGTTGACTTATATATTCAAGGTTATTCAGAGCACTATTAGTTTTATCCCCATCTATGTGGTTAATAATAACTCCTTCTTTCTGTTTTCCTACGAACGTATGCATTACGACCAGGTGTATCTTAGCCATAACCTTTTCACTTCTATCATTCATAAGATCAACACGAAGATATCCACGTCCATCTCCAAACTTCTTAAGCGGAGTATCAGAACCTTTTCTATATATATTCCCGTCTTCGTCTACTTCATACTTATTATAACGAATACCTTTCAGTATAACTGTTTTTCTCATCTATTTATTCATCTCCTAAGTATTTTATATTTACAGAGATGATTGTCTGGTACAGAATCTACATAGCAAGCTTATTAAACTCGTATTCCGTCATAACGTCTTCATCATTTATATGATCATCGACATTAAGAACTCTGTAAACAGCCAGATACGGACCTTCTATTAAGTTAAAAGCACTATTATAAAGTCCTGTTATTGGATTATAACATCCACGTTTTGGATTTAATGCAAAGTATGTTGGTAGTATTGAAGCTTCTGGTATATTGAACGCACCCTCTGTATCTCCATCAAAGTCTCCATGATCACAAGCATCTACTTTTATTGCATTAAATCTAAGTACTTGTTCTCTATCATTAGTAAGAGCTATTATCTCTTCTGAGTTTTGACTAAGCATATAAATACACGGTGGTCTGTAGGCAAGTATGAAATTCTTTTTATCTTTTCTCAAGTCTATTAGGACTTTACACATAATACTACAATCGTCGTCATTCGGTATATTATTCTTCATTCTGTTAATAGCTTCTGGTGTAACTCCATGTCTATCATAATACGATCTGAATGGACCTATTGTAATTTCTCCAAATATTCTATATGGAATAGTACAGACATCCAGTCTACTATTAAAAGTAAGACCTTCTATAATACATCTACAACTATTATCCATACGCTTTGATACAGTCTTCCCTCTAATAAGAGAATCCTTACCATCTCCAATCTCATCAAGTATTATATTCATAATGATATCGAAGTTCTTAGCTATATTTGAAATATATATTGCCTTTTTACCTGGTGGAGCATGTTCGCTCATATGATTAAGCTTATATACGTTATCACTTATTATTATATAATGTTTATTCATCTCATGACTTCTTACGTCTGATTTCCCACTAATAGACGCCACTACTTGATAATGTCTGAAGTCCTTTGATAATACAGGTATATATGAAGTCATAGCTTGGTTTATAGTAGATAGAAAATAATCTTTCATATCTGGAACACTATAGGTTTCTATAAACTTTGCTAGTGTAACTCTATCTTGAAGCTCGAATATATTCCAAGACTTACGCTTTACTCCATCTAGAGGCCTGTGGTTATACAAATCTCTACGAATCTCCTTCTCAGATAGGACATTCTTTTTAGCATATTTAAAGAATCTAGAAAGCCATGACGGATTAAATACTTTAAACTTATCAAGTACCATCCATCCCCTTATCTTTTGTACAGGTGCTATTACAGAATTACAGTGCTCACAAAGTCCTCCTGGGACTGGAGATACTGTTTTCCCACACTTACAGCTACATCTTTTAGCCTGTACAGTAGGCGGATCGTCGCTTCTAAATCCGAATTTATAACTAAATACACTATCAGAAGATAGAAGTGCTTCTCTGTCATCATCTATACTATCGTATCTAATAGACGTATCAATTATAAATCCCTTACCAGTTTCCATATCGCTATGGTATAGTTTCTCGAAGTCTACAGTAGTAAAATTCATTCCATACCTAATATTACTATTCTTCTTATTAAGCTGGACTTGTTTTACAGTAGCCTTATAAAGCTCTGCTCTATTCGATGGTATACCCGATAGACTATCTACTGCTGGTGGTAAATAAAAATTCTTTGCCATTTTCTTAATTCCTCCTTTTAAATTATTACATTTATATAAAATATGTTATACAAATCTGTCTAACATATATAGTTATTAGGCATACAAAAAAAGTTTGGGGAGAATCTAATCTCCCCTATAATATTTATGTGAGTCTAATAGCGATTTACTATTAGGCTAGGAACATCTTTGATTGTATATAAATATTTACTAATACTGAACATGAAAATCAAAGCGATTCTCTCTAGTATTCATTTTATTTTCCAGCATATTTACCATAGTATTATTATTAGATATAATCTTCATAACATCTGCCTTATTCTCTATCATATGATCTGTAATCTTTACGTCTTTCAAACTACTTGCTTCAGCAGGAACTACTATACTACGCTTATATCCTATTACACGAGGATTCATTCTTCCTCTAGATTTATACGCTGTTTCTATTTCTATCTTTATGTCTTTCTTAATGCTATTAGCCAGCTTTATAAGCTTATTAAATGCTCTAGAAAAGTCTTCAGGATTATCTCCTAGTACAGTATAGTATACTTCAGATCCAAGATTACCTCTATCTTTAATCATAGATGTATTATGAACCCAAGGGAAATAGTTACCAAATCCATACTTATCATCACTTCTATCCCATCCACTTACTATATTAATAGCCAAGAACTTAGACTTATCATCTATATTAGCTCCTATAGAAACTACTGAATAAGTATCCAGAGGCTTAGCTGGGAAATTACACTTCTTTTTAATAGCATCTACTATCTCGTCACATGTATGTATATACATATGAATTCACCTCTCCTTATTGATAGTATTTAAGTCTTCCTAAATCAAGTGGAAGTCCAAGTCCAAACATAGTAGCTATAGAAGCACATATAGATTCTACAGCAGCTTCAGATACTTTTACATATTCATTTTGCTTAGCTCTGAATTCGTTGCTTTCCATACCATATTCTTCAAATAGCTTTTGCATATCAGACTTATATTCTTTACTTACAGTATTATTTACATAAGCAAGTACATCTCCACTTTCTATTCCTACAGCTCCAAGTAATGAAGCGTTAGGAGCACCTTTAGACACACTAGCCATGTAGCTCTCAAAAGGATTATCACTGTTAAGGTTAGAATCACCACTACCAGAGTCACCATCAGAGGAACCATTATCATTAGACTCACCTTCGCTAGAGTCAGCAAATGGATTTCCTCCATCTGAGTCTCCACCTTCATTAGTCTGTCCACCGTCTGATGAACCTTGATCCGAAGATTCATTGTCATCTCCGCCAAATGGATTCGAGTCGTCGCCAGAAGAGCCAGCCTCATCTCCGCCATTGTTATCCCCAGAGTCATCTCCGAATGGGTTTGAATCATCGCCGTTAGACTCTTGTTCGACCTCTCCAGACTCTTGTTCACCTTCATTAGAATCCGAATCGTTGCCGAAAGGATTATCAGAATCCCCGTCTCCACCTTCACCATTGCCTTCCGAATCAGGTTCGAAAGTCTCATCTTCTTCAACATATTCGTTATCCTCTTCTTCAGCCATAGCTCTATCGTCACCTTGCTTGTCTTTTTCAAGCTTTAAGATATACTTAGCCAAATCTTTTATTTCAGTGCTATGCTTTTTAGAAAGATCTTCTATCATATCTGCTATAATACCTGATGTGATATCTCCATCTTCTACTTCAAAAGCAGCATCTCCTGCATCTTCAAGAGCATATCCATTTTCAAATCTAGCTTCTGTAGTCTTAAAAGAGCAGTTATTATCCAAAACGTATTTTTCTGCCATGTAATCAATATGTTCAAGAGCAGTTTGTAATACAGGAGTAAGTATATTTTTACCTCTTCTATCTATACTTTCTTTTAAATAATCATAGCTAAGTCCAAGACTCTCTAATGCAGAAGCATTTACTCTTTCATTTGTACTTGGGTTAAACTTTGATACAAGAGCTCCAAATAGTCTTGTAGTAAGCTTATCCCTAACTGGAAGAATATCCAATTTTATAGTCATATTACTCATATTCTATATTCATCTCCTTATAGGTTTTTTATAAATTCAGGATCAGTTAAAAGAGTCTTTAAAGTCGTACAATTTATACTAGGAGTAAGACTAGCTATAACTGCAAAGCTTACCTTGTCTTCAAGCACTCTTTTAATAAGATCTTCATTTGATTCATTTGGTTTTCTAATAGAACGTATATAGTCCATTGTGTTCTGTAACATTTTTTGATTCTCCTTCTTCTTCTCTAATGATATATTTATTTACTAGATCAGTAGCGACCTTATTACCCTTAGTTATAAGAAGTAAAACCTTATTCTGAGCATCACGCTTATTATATACGCGCTCAGTCATATCTGCCATTATCTTAATATCTTCTGCACTCCATTCTTGTATTACCTTTTGAGTACGCTTTATAAGATTTAAGATATCAGTTTCACTCTTATAACCAGATTGGTATTTGTCAAATATCTTTCTCATATATTTAACATGTTCTATTAACGTTCTATTATTGATTTTTCTGTTCTTATCACATATCAGATAGCAATAGTATTTAGCACTACGCATTATATTCCATTCCATATACGCATTTATACTATCCGTATAATATATGTATAGCTCTACTCTTTCGTTATCTGATAATACTTTAAAGCAATCTGTGTCAGCTATGTTCCAAGCGTCATCAAGACATATTCTAAACTCAGGTTCAAATAAGATATCATTATGTATTTTTATCATATTATCCACGTCATTTATACTCATGTCATGAATCTGCTCAGATACATATAATTTATGTAAACGCTTACCAAAATCTCCTCGTCTAAACTTACGAGCAGTTTCTTGTGTTGCTTTCTTATACGCATGCATTACTATTACATAAGGACTTATTATAACTGTATTCTGTAGAAGCTTATTTCTTTCGTATAGCTGTATAAATACTTTCTTCATAAGCTCCATATTTACCATAGCTACGGCCCCAGACGCCATTGTCCGTGGTCTACTATCTGTAAACGGAGCTCCATAAAGAGTTATCTTAAGGCCTTTATTAAGATTAATGTTAATAAACCTCTTCTTAATTTCAAGAGGAACTGATACTTCTTCTGCCGTATCTCTAGAAGTATCTCTATTTCTGTATTTTGCTCTACTACCCACTTCACATCATTCCTCTATATCATTTTATAGTTATTTTGACTCATTCCAAGCGAACTGAAGTAATCACGTATAGACGCTCTGAATGAAGCGTATCCTCCTCTGATACTGTCGTAGAACTTACCTATATTACCTTTAATAAAGAATTCAAAAAGTCCTACTGGCATCCTAGAAAAGACAGTGTTTTGTCCACACATTGTAGCAAGCATATTTATACTACTCATAGGATTCCACATAGCTCCAAGGAAATAATATGGATGATTTTGTACAGCCCAGTACTTATTAAAGTCTGGTGTAATTCCCATAGTATATAGAGGTTCTATTGTAAGAGTTATATCAAGTTCTGTAGGTACTCCAAATGTAGTTTGGAACGCATTGTCTGTCTTTACACTCATACTACTGATTACTGCTCTAGGACAGTTTATAACTCCCTTAGAGAAAGCACTACAGTATAATGCAGATGATGGTATAATCAATGCCTGTCTTGGATATGTAGTTTGATATACATATGGAATAAGCAAGGCCATAGTAAAGTGTAATCTAGCAAGACTATATCTATCAGAAGATAGAGCCATATCTCTTATAGGCACTGTATAAGCAAATTGGCTACTTCCTCCATTTTGTACTTTAGGTACATATAAGTTATTTATTAAGAAAGACCCCATTGTCTTTCCACTATTATGATATGCCCATTCATTCATCATATCTTGCATAGGATCCATAGCCTCATTAATCATAGCTACTCCCTCTTTACCAGCTTCTGCTTCTGCCTGAGTACTTCCTTCTCCAGCTCCACCAGCTACGGAAGACATTATATTATTGAATAATTTCCCCATACCTTTTTTAACAGCACGCTTTGTACCAAGTATAGCGTGTTCTCCTAGTTTAGAAGGACCTGTTTCTATACTCCACGAATAAGTTCTATCTATCGGTCCATTACAATAGAATACAGTATATGGCATAGTTTGTATTCTCTTGTCTTCCATATCTATATTCATTATATAATGTATAAGCTTGGACATCATACTTCCAGTGTACATAGAAGTTACAGGAGCTCCATTTTCTACTACATCAGGCCCAGTACTATCTAAGCTGTTACTATTATCATCATATCCGATAAACTTTCCAAGCGCATTGGTTATAAATCCACTACCAACCTTTCCAACTTCACTCTTAAGTGCAGCATCAGCAGCTTCTCTTTTACCATCTTTACCAAAAACTTGGAATTTTGAACCAATTGCGTTAGTGTTCTCTTCAGCACTTATATCAGCTTTCTTTGTAGCTTCTTCGTATTCTTCTAATTCTCCAGCTTCAGCACTATTTGAATCTCCTAAGTTATTGAGAGTCATTTCCATATCTGTAGTAGCATATACATTATCTACCAAGTAATCTGGCATATACATCTTTAAGAAATTCTTCTTATCAGTATTATCTCTCTTCCAGAAATCTCCACCAAACTCATCTATACCAAGAGCATATAATATAGCCTTAGCATGAGCTTGTACACTACGCCAATAACGCTTTGCAGCTATCTTAGCAGTAAATCCATAAGAAGTAACGTTTAATCTTTGCTCTACGCTATCTACTTTAGTTATAAGTCCGCTTACTATATTAGATGTAATACTTCCTGTAGCTCCAGCAAGTCCTAGTGCTACTGTATCTGTAATATTAGGACGCAATTCTATAGGCATAAGTACTAAATACTGTCCTCTTTCTAATACCCGCTTAGTAAAGTCCTTTCCACATCTTCCACTTTCCCAACTATTAAGTTCTCCAGAAAGTTCTGATGCATTCCACATAGGAGGCGGATCTACTACATTATCAGCCATATAAGGAAGTCCTATTATACCTGTAACTCCTTCTAAATCTACACCGTGATCTTTAAACTCTACTTCTTTTATATCTCCATAACCATTTATGTTTTTATTCTTAATAGAAGCCATAAGATCATCAAATGGAAGCAGTCCTATATCTGAAAGTAACGACAAGTCATCTACTGCATGTTTCAGTATCTCCATATTGGCTTTCTTCTTATATTCATTAGTACCAAGCTCTTTACCAACATAATTACCAAATCTATCTCTTTCTGCAAGTGCAGCAATGTCTCCATTAAAAACTCCACCTGGATTAGTGTCGTCAGCCAGTCCATTCCATCCACCAGCATATCCATGATTTGCTCCATGACTAGATGATCCTGCTAATGGATTACCAAATGGATTTGAACCTACGCCAGATCCACTACCTTTTCCAGAAGAGGATCCTTTTGACGAGGATCCCCCTTTACCAGATTTTCCTGTATTTCCTGGTGACTTATCTGGAAACATATTCTTAGTACTAACGTTAATTTTACTGGTAGCACCTGCTACAGCATTACCTACTCCAGTACCTGTATTATTTTTAGTAAATACTACATTATTAGTACTTGAGCTAGATCCACTTCCTTTATTACGTCCATGTCCTGTAGGAATATCTTTTCTACCAGCACTAACACGGCCTCCACTTCCAGAGACACCGTCATCAGCAGTAATTCCACTAGGAACGCTTCTTTTAGGTACTCTGGCACCGTTTGTTCCAGCACCTTCGCCCATAACATCTATAAGTTCGTCACCCACATCAAAATAACCCTGTGATTGACCTGTTTTATTTCTAGGCATATATTCATTCAACCTCCTTATTTAGCTCCAGCAGCTGCTTGACGCATTGCTTCTGTATTATTATTTGATAATTCTTTAAGTATATTTTGTAATAATGTAGCCAAGTTATTAAGTGCTCCGACTATAGCCGTTGTTTGGTTAGTAGACATCTTAGCCATAATACTAGCTACTCCATCTTGTGGTGCTGTTACTGTATTATTAGTAACACTTACAGATGGACTAGATACGTTTGAACCAGAAGATGCTTTAGCTACACTTCCTGATGAACTTGCAGCATATCCGCCTCTATCTGAACCAGATCCTCCACTATAAGAAGACGCACTAGCTGTAGAAGTAACTCCGCTATAACCTGATTTTCCACTAGGAGTAGATATGTCAGACTCTAGTAATCCCATAGGAGCCTTTACTCCAGATGCGCTTATATTATAGTTCGATCCTTTATATGATTGACCAGCCATAGACATAGCTTCTTTAGCATATTTAGATCCAAGGTTCTTAGGATTATTAGGATTCATCTTTTCTTGTAACCAATTATAAAGACTTCCTGTAGTATGTCCAGCCAGCCATTTATTAGCAGCTATTACATTAGGTTTAAATACGCTAGTCATTGGAGTATTAGGATCTCTAGCAAGAGCCTCGAAGAATGTCTTAGCTCCTCCAGCTCCAAAGAAGTTTGCACTATACAATGCAGCAGCATCTAAAGGCTTTCCAGCAGCAGCTACAGCATTCTTAATTATCTTAGCATTATCTTTCATATATAAAGCAATAGCCAATGTATTATGTAACGGATTACGTATATTTGGATTTTGTATTCCAAATTCTTTAGTTAATCTAGGAGCAAGACTAGACCATGTACTACCTATTATTTGGAATAACCCAGTAGCAGATGTAGTCTTTGCCTTTACATTTGGATCAAATCCACTTTCTTGTGCAGCTATCATAGTAAGAAGTTCGACAGGTATACCAGTAGACTTACTTACAGCTACAAACATTCCTTTAAGTTTGTTCCAGTTACCATTCGGATCATTTGCTTTAAATTCTCCGCCGCCACCGTAATCAAATGAAACAGATTCTCCAGTACCGCTTGTTAGAGTAGCTCCTCCACCGCCACTAGAATATGCTCCTGCTACAGCAGCAGCTGCTCCAGCTCCAGCTAAAGAACTCATAGCACCAGCACCTACTTGCATTGCAGCTCTAGCAGCATTTCCTTGAACACTGAAAGATGCGTTGTCACTACCAGTTACCATCTTAAATGCATCTCCATCAGATACACCTAATGCCTTACCAGCCAATACTTGCTTCATATCAAGTTCGTTTCCATTAGTATCGAATTTCTTTACATTACTCATAAGTCCTCTGTATATACCAAAAGGATCTCCTATATATAAAGCGAATCTATTACTCATATTAAGCAGATACTTTCCTATATCTACTTTTCCACGTACTCCTGTCTTTCCAGCAGATTCTGTTACGTATGCTCCAGTGCTATCATAATATACCATAGCGATATGACTTATATTCAAGAATCTTCCAGCAGTACGAGACTTTTCTCTACCACTATAAATAGGAGCAAGACCTATTATCATACCTGGTTTTACTTCTTCAGGTTTTACTTCATTAGCACGAACTAGTCCTCCTGCTATATTTGCGAAGGCAGTAATACCCGCTGCTCCTTGTTCTCCATTTAATTTAGAGAACAGACTATTCCATTTATCTGGAACTTCTATATTATTAGCTTGGAATTCTCTTACTATAGCTCTAAATATATATGAAACCCATCCACTACAGTCTACTTGACCACTGTCTGGATCCTTAGATCCCATACCATATTTAACTCTTCCAGAGTATTGCTCTACTTTATTCTTAATAACATTATTAACTATCATACTTACTTTTTCTTTATCAGTAGATACCATTGGAAGTTGTACTCCAGCAGAAACAGCCAGACTTACAGCTTTTTCAGTAGCAGAGCCTACTATATCGCTAAGACCATTACCACTAAGATTTAAATTAGAGCTTGCATTATTTGCTATAGCAGCGGCCGTAGAACCAGCTGCAGCAACGCCAGTAGCAGATACATCTTCGCTCCAAGCTTTATCCCGAGATCTAGATATCTCTTGTGCTTCTTTCTTAGCATTGCTATCTGCATCAGCAGTCTCTTCTTTTTCTGCCTTAGCTACTTCTGCAGATACTTTAGATTCTGTTGCTTTATCTTTAACTTCTTCTGATTTTTGTTCTCTAAGTTCTGCTCCAAGTTCAAGGAAGTCTACAAGTACATCCCAAGTAATCATTTCTTTAAGAACGATTATAGCTATATCTAGAGCAAATCCTGCAAATCCACCTGGTGTAAGCTTTAATAAAGCCACAAGTAATTCAGGACCTACGTCATAAAGTAACTTAGCAAACATCGTCTTTACTCTAAGTCCAGTAGTAACTTTACTATCATCTACTTTTAAAAGCTGTCCTGCGTGCTTATAACCTTGATATGCAGCGTAGAAAGCCTGTACTAGTAGTATAGTAAGCCCTATACCTGGAAGACGTTTTAACAGCCCTGTAGCGCCTTTCTTGGCACTTTTCTCAGCTATCTTCTTAGAAAGCTTTGGAGCTATCTTTTCTAGTAATTTATGTAGCTTTCCTCTGAACCATTCTAATGTTTTAGTAAGACCTTTTTCTTGAAGCCATTTTCCTAGTTTAGTCTTAAGTATCCAATCACAAAGTTTAACAGGAAGACTCAAGAACTTTTGTATAAGACTTCCTACACCAGGAATCTTACCTGCTTTATCTCCAAACTTAGCAAGAGCATTAGCACCGAATCTAGCACTTTTAAGCATAAATCCAGCACTTCCTTTTGCAAGAAAGGCTCCTGCACGGCCGTATCTCATCATATCTCTTCCACCTTGTATAGCAGATGAAACATCTTTAAAATGTCCGTTATCTATAACTTCTCCTGTAGCTGGATCTATTTGCTGATCTCTACTTTCTTCCATCATATTATCTACTGTAAAGTGTTTGAATCTATTCCATCCAGTTTTAACTAGATTAGCTCCATATTTAAGACCTTTCCATCCAGCATATATTCCACCGCCAGCTATTGCCAAAGATGCAAGTAATTTAGGCAGTCCTCCTATCGTAGATAAAATACCTGCTCCAGCTTGTTTAGCCATTTTTTTATAGGCATGCTTAGGATTTTCCCCAGGTTTAGCTCCAGCCATAGCTTCTGTTGCTTCAGCAGTTCTTTCCATAGCTTCTTCTGCCTTATTTTCTTCAGCTTGTCCTTGTACTACTTCTGGACTGTTTGTTAAGTTGTTAAGTGCAGATGCATCTGTCTTTGTATCTGGATCTATCTTATTAGCTGTAGATTGTATCTTTTTAGCCTGTTGCTTATTATTTGCATTTACTATCGCAGCAGCAGCTATTATAGATTGAATAGCAGTAAGCTTCGCAAGTACAGCAGCAGTACCAGCACTATGTCCATCGTTCACGTATTTACGTTGTCTCGAAGTCTTAGCCTTAACTTGCTCTGCTTGCTTCCTTTGATGATTACGAGCCATACGATGTTTACCACTTCCAGCACCAGATATAATACCATCGTCTTCATCTATATCTTTTTCATCATAGTCGTCAGTATCGGGCGAACCATAACCAGTTCCAAAACTTCCAAAGTTACGATCCGCAGTTGTATTAGACGTCTTAGTAATAGTTATTACAATAGAAGCACGTACAGCAATATCATTTACAGATATCTTTTCTTCACGACCTTTACCGATCGGATCTATCATTTTAAGCTTACCGTCTTTATAATCAGCACAGAACACAAAGTGTCCGCTACCATTATAGTTATTAAGTAATACCGCATAAGCCTTGTCTTTAGCACCTTCCCATGCTTTAAAGAAATTATGATTAAATCTATTCTTATTAGAGTTATATACAGCAAAGGCAAGACCCATTCTATTACATATATATTTAAAGAATGAGAATTTTACTCCTGTACTATTTGTATGTAGATTTGCTATAGTAGCCAGAGAGTTAGTACTTATCTCAGGTAGATTTAAGAACTTCAGAATGTTATTCATAGTAGCAACACTACATCCTACAGCACTTCCGCTACGACCACCGATAGTAGTCTTAGAGAAATCATCCATACCCCATTTACTTTTTGTAGTAAATCCAAGTATATTAAGAAGTTCTTTAGGTATACGCCTATCTTTTATAGGAGTAGTAAACCCACTACCACTACTAGGAGCATCATTCATCATATCATTAACGTCTTTTGTAAACTTTTGATATTCATCAAAGACATTATCAGAAACTGCTTCGTTTTTCCATCTTTCACCCTGTTTAGCGCTACTATCATAGCTTTGAGTCGTAGTATACTGTCTAGCATTAGAATCTAGCATCGCGTCAAAAGCACGCTTTAATACATCAGCCGACTTTAATGCTGTTTCTGCATCTTGAACCTTTTCTTTACCCCCACGGAATAACATACCAATATTCCATCCACCAGCTTTTATTTTATCAGCATTATATAATTCAGATAATCTTTTATCTTGGTTTATAAATGCTTTAACAGCATTAGTATCATCAGTCCCTAATAAAGAAGCAACGTATTCTTCTACAGCATGGTGTATTCTAAGAGCCCCTTGAGTAGGACCATTAAGTATAAGAGCTACTGTTTCAGGATCTAATCCTTTCATAGCCTTTGCTAACTTATGATACGCATTAGACTTAGCTTCCTTATTAGTTATAGGAATTTGCTCATACTCTTCGAACTTCTTAGCTATATCTTCTATATCAGATACTGATATATCGATGCTAGTCAAGTATGACTTCATGTCCTCAGATATCTTATCATATCGATCAGTCAACTTAGTATCATCAAAGTGATTTAATGCCTGCTCTGCTATATACTTTCTGTACTCATCAAGAGTCATGTCTTTTACTTCGGCGTTGCCATTTCTTTGCTCTTCAGCAAGTTTAGCAGCCAAAGCTTCGTCATCAGCATGGGCATAATCAGCCTTACGTAGATCTATATTACTATTAGTTTTGAACTCATTCTCTTTTTTTATCTCATCAAATTCAGAGTCTACTCCTTTTAATACAGGATCTGCACCCCATTTTTGCATCAACTTTTCAGCTTCATCTCTAAGACGACCGAATTTAGTATTATCTGGATCATCTTCAGGATCTATCTTTTCTAAATCTGATACTATTTTATCAAATTGCTCAAGTATTTTCCCTCTTCTGTCATCTCCTACAGCTGGATTATTTTTAAGATGTTGATCAAACTTACTACGCATTCCTTTTAAAGCTTGTGCATAAAGAGAAGCTTCACTATTATCAGCTCCTCCTCCAGTGATAAGTCTCTTTAATTTAGCAGGTACGAATCCACCTAGAGCCTTACCAAGCTTGCTGAACCATCCAGCATCCTTTTCTTTCTTACCAAAAAGCCATTGACCCATAGCTCCGCTCATACCTTTAGATAGAGCCATTCCAGCAAATCCAGCAAAAGGAGCTCCTATAAGTCCTAGAGCCATTCCAGCAGGACCCATTTTACTCATTATCTTATACCATCCACCAGCTCCCATACCAAATCCAGTAAGAGGAACTAGCTTACTCATAACTTTAGCCATTGCTTTTTGTCTATTTGTATATCCGTTTCTATCTTTAACATCTGCTTCAGGCCCCATTAACATATCCATAGTATTCTTTACAGACGGAATACCGTATAAAGCATTCATCATAAGTCCAAATGCAGCTATACCTTTATCAGTCTTTATAATGCCTTTATCTTTCATTATAGCACCGATGGCAAGTCCACCCATAGTAGCTATTCCACGACCAGCGTATTTTCCAAATTGAGGACTTTTGTATACTAATCCTAACATATTAAGAGCTGCTTCTGGACCAGATCCTTTTACATTTGAGTTTACTCTATCACTGAATTCTTTACGCTTAGCCTTATATACTTCTGGATTATCAAGACCTCCAAGTTTAACACCTGTCTTATTAGCCTTATCAGCCATCTTCTTTTCATCCATATTACCATCGTCGTCGATACAATCTAAGAACCACATAGGGCTATCGATCATAGGATTAGATGTAGGACCGTGAACGCTTTCGTATGCTCCTTTAGTATAACCAGCATGATCAAACACAGCATAAACTTGAAGAGCAGCGTCCCATTTAATTTTATTATCAGTTACAGCTTTACGAGCCTTAAGTATCTTGTCTATTTCATCTTTATCCATATCAGGACTAATTTCTTTCCAAGAGTCACCCATAGCCTTACGCTGTTCATCAGTCATCATTTGTTCATACTTCTTATAGTTAGCGGCATTCCATTCTTCTTGATCATATGCGTCTCCGAAGTTTCCTCCGGAAGCTTGGAAACCTACATTACGTCCTTCATAATAGTTAGTAGCATCTCCTCTACTCATATTCTGAGCATCATCCCAAGACTCTGCTTCTTTTACTAGACGCTTAAAATCATCAGCAGGGTTTCCAGATGGACCAAACTTAGGAAAGTTTCCATTCCATCCTCCGCCACCTTTGCCTTTTTTAAACTTACCGCCTCCGATAACTTGGTTAGCATTTATATAAACGACATTAGTGTTTACATATGTCTTATCACTATTAATAGCACTATCTATAAGGTTTTTATTACCCATAGACATTTTCTTAAGAGCTCCCCAAGCGGCAGCACTATTCTGTCCTAAGATATTAGATTTATTAGAAAAGTCTCTAACACCTTTTTCAAAAGCTTTACTTCCATATCCTCCAAGACTTCCGTCTCCACTATGATATTGAGTAAATGCGTTACGACCTTCCTTAGCGTCATCGTCGAAGTCAAATATTTGATAATAAGAGTCTTCTATATCGACACTTCTGGTTCTATCAGCAGCTCCGTATTTATACATTTGATTCAATCCCCATACTATTGGAGAATACATTTGTATCATAGCTTGATCTGATCCGAATAGCTGTTTCATTACAGTAGGAAGATCCATATCAGGCGTAGCTAATATGTCTATAGCATCTCTACCATATTTTTCAAATAATTTCTTTAATACTACATTGAATGAGGACTCGTCTTTAAATTGATATTTTCCGTCTGCTCCTTTTTTATCTTTAAAGATATTCTTTAGAGCTCTACCTACATCGTTATGATGCTCTCCATAGACGTCTACTATATCAGATACCATATCCTTAAAGTCTTCATTACCCTTATGCATTGCAGTTTTCCAAGACTTACTTTCATTAGCCTTTTGTTCTCTAAGAGCTAGTTCTGTACGACCTATAAATTTATTTTCATTATAATCGAAAAGTTTGGCTTCATCATTACGAAGAGTAGCCAGGATTTCAGCCAAGTATTCTGGTATAACTTCTGTAATGGCCTTGTCTGTTTTCTTTGTAAATATAGCTTTTTCACTATAGTCTACTTTAATCTTTTGATTCTTTAATGTAATTGGGTTAAATGCAGCAAAGTCTTTAGCCCACACTCTCTTAAGAGGATCAGAACTCACACTACCTTGGTTAAGATATTTTTGTAGAGCTCCTACAGAATCTTTCTCCACAGATCTCATGAAGTTACCCATACCACCTGGTAGGTTATCAAGGACAAAGTTTTTCATTGTATCTTTGAACATCTCTTTGATTTTACCGTCTTCGACCATACCTTTCATAAGTTCGAAAACACCTGTAACTACTTGTGTATATCCACTTCTATCTATCTTTTTCCATATAGAACCAAATCCTTCAGATGCAGCCGTAGCCCAGTCTCCACTTCCAAGTGCTTTTGCCATAGTAGATACATTACGTTGATATTCTGGAGTATCTCCAACTGCCTTTGCTGCTTCAGACGTAACTATAACTTTACCCATAGCCACAACACTATTGGCTATAGTAGTAAGAAGCTCTACTTGTTTCTCTTGGAACTTAAGTACAGCATTCTGATATTCTACGTGATTAGAGTTAGCTACAAGCTTTTCAAGAAGAGAGTTTCCATAAGACGCACTCGATAGACTAAGTACGTCTTTTTTAGACGCTCTTTGATTAGCAGGAACTTTGCTATATGGATTTCCGTAATCATCGTCATCATCATAACTATTAGCAATCAAACTATTAATCTTACGATATGCAGCGTCTTGATCTTTAGCACTTTGAGACGCATTGACACCACGTTTCTTTATATCAGTATTAATAGTTGTTTTACTAATATTATTAATCTTTTTATATTCATTATCCAAAGCTTTATAACCGTTAGCTGTTTCACGATTTCTATTTTCATTAAACTTTTCATTTTCAGTTTTTTTACCGAACATTTATGATCAAAATCCTCCTTTCATATTGTTCAAATTTCACAGGTTGTTGTTTGGATCCGGACCATGTAGGACGTAAATAAATGCAAGTACACCCTATTTCTAGAGTGTATTTACATTTACGATAATTATATATTTTATATAGTGTGTAGTGTTAATATATTATCCTTAGTATCTGATTTGCATGCGCGGCAAACATTTAAATAGTGAGGTGATAATATATGATAAATAAAGATTTATTACATAGCAATATTCTTATAAGATTGTATATGTTGAATCCTAGAGAATTTAAACTAATGATCAGCAAATTGTTAGAAACTTTCTCTGAGGATACTATTATTATGATCTTAGAAAAGTATAATAATATTTAGATATTTATTATCGTCTCCAGCTTTCTAATATATTAAACACTACACACATTTATATATTGTATTATTTTTTTTATTTTATATATAGAGTTATCTCATTTTCACCAAAGACTACATTATCAAGCCATTTGATTTCATTATGATGCTCTACATATTCTCTATTATTTACTCTATCGTCTTTCTTTATACGTATATTTCCTACTACAGTATCTATATAGTTTTCTGCTATATCAGAAGTACTATTCTTTCCTCTAATAGAGTTTAAGAAAGGTTCTTTTGTATATCTTATAGGAATCCATAATACGTTATCTCCAGAAGTATGTACTGGAGCTATTCTAAGTTCTGAGTCTATAAGAGTTCTAATTTCTGCTGAAGTTACAGCTCCATAACAAACTACTTCTATATCATTTAATAATCCATCCGCATTATACTCTAGTATAAAGTGCTTATACTTGTCTACTGTTCTAGGATAGATCATATCTCTAATCTTTTCTATAGTATCTTCTACAGAGTTTCTATCTGCTTCTATACTAGATACTTTAAGCATGCTTATTTTATATTTATTATCTGTTAGATTTGCAGAAGAAGTAAGCTTAAAGCTATAGTTATCCATATAAATAGATATCTCTTCTGTTTTAGCACTCTTAGTTTCCATTACAGCATAAGGAGATTCTATAGCAGTATTAGCTAAATTAATATTTCCTATCATCTTTTTTCCACTGTTTATAGCATCTATAATTGCCTTGCATTCTGGACACTCGTGTTTATCAGGCTTTTCCTCAGCTTCTTCAGAAGTATTTTCTTTTTCTACATAATCATCATTATACTCAAGTTCTGCTTCTTCTTTAGGTACTATAGTAGCTATAAGATTAATATTTACTCTAAACGCTCCTACGTGATTACCGAAGTCTTTCACTATAGATTTAAGCGTTTCATATGCGTTTTTATATCCATCTTCTGCTGTAGATTGCTTTTGTAGTAATCCGTCGTTAGAAACAAAGTCCACAAACTCTTTCTTCATATTCATACTAGGAAGAAATGGAGGGAATTCTGTAATTGGAGTAGTAGCATTTTTTATAAATTTATCATTATTTTTTTTAATTATATTTACAGGTATTCTATTCATTATAATATTACACCTCCTCTGGTTCATATAGTCCATTAAGTTTACATTTTATTCTATAAAATAAAAGATTTCTGATATTATCCTTAGATAGATTTTCTTCTACTATATCAGCCAATCTGTTATACTCTATTAACATATTAGACTTAGTCTCTTCATCAGCAGCCGTTCTAATACCATCATTATATATACGAACAGCCCATTCTCCAATAGTACGAGCATAGCTACAAGCGGTACTTCCTACTAATCCAGCATACTTACTATCAGTAGCAAGCCACGATGCTGCGGCACAATATGGACAGAATCCTTTAGAAACACAATCAGAACAGTCTATATTTAGCTCAGAAGATACTTCTACTTCAGTAGCAAATGCTTTAGCCTTATCATATTTCTCTTGATCAAACTTCTTTGTATTTATATTATAGAAATCATGCTTATCTTTCTTACTAAAGAAATGGCAAGGACAAAGATCTCCGTTTGTATCTATTATAGCTCCAGCATCCATCAGATTGCATCTTGGTTGTGTTTCATAGAAGAATTCGTCTACATGTATAAATCTATCCCATAATCTTGGATGTAAATCTCCATTTAAATAAAGTTCGTTTAAAAAGTCTAATATTTCTAAAAGTTTCCTTATATCATGAGGTTTAGTATTGATACTATGCTCGCTATTGTAAGATATGAGTAAATCTGGATATAGCTCTAGTAGCTTATTATCAAGTGCTACTGTATCTACTAAATAATCGATATTCTGTAGAGATATTACGTGATGTATATTAATATGCACATTTAAAACATTCTTATATCTATCTAGTAAAAGTATTGTATTCTGAAATACTCTATCAAACGTACCTTTTTTATAGTTATCTATTCTACATATATCTTGTGCCTGTTTAGAACCATCTAAACTTATTTGCAGGCTTACTTTATCAAATGCGTTAGCTACGTAGTCGATTACATCTAAAACTTTCTCAGATTCTAGTGCATTGGTAGTAATATACATATCGAAGTCTGTTCTAATAGAAGCAATATTCTTTAGAAAATCTAGTAAATCATCCTTTATTTCAGGAAGAAGACTCTCTCCTCCAAATAAATCTAAATGCTTTATATTTGGATGATTCTTCATGAGTTCTACTATATTATCAGCAGTCTCTTTACTAAATTTAGAATACTTAGGCTTATTTTCATAGCAATACGTACATCTCATGTTACATGCTCTAGTAGTGAATAGTTCGATACCTACTATGTTATTAAAAAAGTCTTTCATAATGTTCCTCTTTCTATCTATCGCTTCCACAACCAAATCCATCTCTTCTACATCTATATGCTTCGCAATGATTACATGGTCTATAGTTTTCTATATGACACGTACAGTGTACTCTAGCACGTCTTACTATATTTATAAGACGAGTAAGTGTTTTAGCACCGCTGAGTAGCTCTCCACTTCCATACCTAAGAGCATATGCCTCAGATTCAGATACATTTATTAAACCACTCATTTCTCTATTAAATCTATTAATAACATCTACACTAAGCAGCCCATGTTTATATATAGAGCTTCCTAAAATTCTTTTAGTATCACTTATAAGGGTTGCGACTTGATTGCATACGTTATTCCAATCAGCAGCAGAGTATTTTGTACCACTTCCTACATATCCAGGTATCGATACATTAGTATTAATGTGTTGATTATGCAGTATGTGAGTAGAGCGTTTTACAAGATTATCTTTATTAGTCTGCATTTCATTTATAAGAAGATTAAATACATCTGCTGATAAATAATTCGGTTCTCCACTATAATCTCCAGTAGGCGTTTTAACCCAGACTGATCTGTAATACGAATTATCATCGCGTTCTCCTCTACCACTATTATATCTATCGCTATCACTTGGCATATACCCACCTCCTATCTAATAAGTATCTTTATTTTCTTTATTCCTTCATCATCGCTTCTTTCTATAGCCTTTCCAACCATAGAAAATCTATCAACGACGCTATTATCGACTATTCCAATTCCATATTCATCAGAAGCTACAATAACATCGCCAATTTCTACTTTACCTTTTACTTTTACCATTACTCTTCCTTTAAGAGCCACTGGTATAAGATCCATTAAATTAAGCTCGGCTCTATTCTCATAATCAGCATACTCTGCCTTAGATCCTACTATCATAGCAAAGTCGTCATTATGAACTCCTACTATAGGGCCTCCATTCTTTCTAGCTCTAATATACTCTTCTTTATCAGAATATATATTGAGCATTATTATATCTCCTGCTTCTGTATGCTCTCCTCTTTCAAAATATTCTGCATAATCTGTAAAGGCAACTCCATAAGCCCTACCGCCAGATGGAACTACTGAACCATTTACTCTCAGATCTCCATTTATGGTCATAGGACCTACATCTCCACCAGTCTTATCATATTTTGCATTAAGAAGATTCATAAATGCAGCTACATCTATAGCCATAAGTTTTCACTTCTCCTTTGCTGTTATACTACAAGTATTTTAGTAAGATCGTTCTTTGTGTCAGTAAGAGCCATACCTATGATTTCCCCACTTCCTCCAAACTTGACTATATGTCCTGGCTTTTTATCAGATACTGTCACAAGATCGCCTACATTTATTATACCATCTGTTATAACTTCTACTCTACCCATAAGAGCAATAGGAACTGCATTTTCTGGATTACCAATAGGATCTATACAAGACGTGCTATAAACACCAGCTATAACTTTATCTCTTTGTAGAGCAAGCTTATATTTATCGTCTTTCATAAATGCATAAACGTGGTTTGGTCTCTTAATATCAGATTCAAACCATTCTGCATAATCATTATATCCTACGTAGAAAATAGTTCCTGCAGTCAGACTTCCTCTATATATAACGTTTCCGTTAGCTGTAACATATCCGTTTACAGTATCTCCAGCCTTGTTTACTTTCCAAGCACTTAGATTATCATATAGTTCTTGTAAGAAGTCTGCGTCCGTTATACTCCGGGCTGTTTCGTGGGTTTTAATTGCGTAAATTACGCTAAAGTTCACAGGTCTAAATTCATCAGCTACATGATCAGATCCCCAAGAGTATATTGCATTAAAGTTTATATGCACTCCGTCTCTTGATTCTCCTCCGTCGTTGTTAATCCAAGCTCTAGAACTTCCAGCAAATACTCCGTTCCAAGTAGTAGCATATCCATCTTGATGAACGGCTATATTAGTAATAGTTCCTGTAAGATTACGTCCGGCGTCTGTTTGTACAGTACTAGGTCCTCTTCCATAGTTTCTACCAGAACCTCCGTCCCATCCACGGACAAAGTATCCACGCATATCTGGAGTTACACTACTGATATAACGTCTATATGTAGCCGTTTGAGGTACTACTGCAACAGCACGTCCATCACATACAGTCCATCCATATGGAATATATCCTGTATGGAACATAGCAATTACACCAGGAGGCACTACGTCTTTCATATTATAGACATATTGCTCTAGTGCATTTACTTTATCATGAGCAGCTATTAGAGATCTACCATTTGCTATTACATCAGATGCACTGCTTATAGTACCTACAGCACTTATATTTCCTTCTACTCTAAGAGCTCTTTTTACTAGAGCATCTATATTAGCAGGAGTAAGCTGTATATATTGATCGCTTATAACTTTCATAAGTTCTGATACAGGAGTTCCATCTGCTTTAAATGTCATAAAATATGACTTGTGTGGATATGTAAATGCAGGAGTTCCACCAAACTTAAGTGGAACTAAGAAGTTCAAATCATTCGTATTTATAAACATAGAAGGATCGAACTTATCTTCTGTTACAACTCCCTTAAGTAATGATACACCTGCATATAAATGCTGTTTAGGAGCATCATCCGTAAGTACTTGTATATTACCTGACGCAACGTCATATTTCATTCTAGCTGGAAGTTTAGGACCAAAGTAGCATACCCAACTTCCTATTCCAAAAAGAGCATCTGCATTTTCATCTGATAAACTGAAACCAGATACCTTTAATACTTGTATTTCTTCATTGATAAGCTTGTCTTTTGCTAAATAATAATATTTCATATCTTATTTCACCCTTACCCATGAAACAGGTTTCTCAAATGGATATTTCCATCCATCGTTAACCTTTTCGTTTTTCTCCTGACTAATAAAGTATATATTATTTTCTACAACTTCCCAGACAGTTCCAGGGTAGTTTTCAGCAGGATTAACATCATCCTTCATAAACACTATACTTCCTACAGGAGGAATATTCTTTTCGTTTTCCATAAATATCACCTCTATACTACTGATTGATATACAGTTGCAAGTAATGTACTACTATCTGATTCAATCGGCTTTAAGCTGTATCCAGTGAACACTTTAGATCTACGAGACTTTGCAACGCACATAGCTAAGAAATAAGCATTATTATCTAGTATATAAAGAGCATTATCTCCTATCTTAGAAGCACTATTTATTATAAATCCTAGTGTATTAAGATCGTTTCTAGCTAGAGAAGGGAACTCTTTACATATAAGATCTATAAGTTCTGATAGTTGTATTCCGTCACGTCTTTCAAAGTATCCTGGATATTTAAGCATAAGAGCTGTTACTCTATCTGGATTATATTTAAGAAGCATCCCTAAGTCTTGTCCACTTATATCTCCATTATAGAAGAAGTGGCTTACTATAAATCTAAATGTTTCCCCATCTAGTGGATTTCCATAAGATTTAGACATAAGTTGACTAAAGATATCTGTATAAATATTACGTAGTATAGATACAGCCTTACTATTATTGTATACTAATTTAGCCTTAAGTCCTATATAAGCAGATAGAAGCAAGTTATAAAGCTCTTCATATCCACCAGCTGTACTTATATTCATCTTTATATTTCCAGTGGCTGGATCTACAGCTTGTGCCGTAGTAATATATCTAGCCATATTAATAAATACAGTACTTATATTATCAGACTTATCAGTACCAAATACATAGACTACAGAAGTCTTCAGATTATTATTATTACATAATACTATTTGCTTTGTATCTACTGCATTAAGCACTTGTCTAAGAAGCGGATAGTTTCTGCTACGTATAAGCTCAAGTTCTGTCTTAAAATCCTCAGGATTAAGATGATATCTTTTTTCTGTAAAAGAAAGATCTATTTTATTAGAACTATTGTTATTTACAGTTGTAAAAAGATCTGTCTGGCTTAGCAGAATTCTATTTGTACTAAGTTTCATTATTCGTATCCTCCTTGTTTAAATGATTTGGGAGAGAAATAATCTTCTCTCCCATTTTATTATTGATGAAATTCATCATTTTGTCTATTTACTAAAGGTCCATTATATAATAATTCATGAGGTGTTAAACTGTATAAAGGTCTTTCACCTAATGATGATTTATCTATAGCGAATATAGGTTTAGACTCACTACTATTTGTGTAAAGATCTTGCGATCTAATTAAGTATGTAGTATTCCAGTTATCTTTAACTTCTGTATCGAACATATATTGTAAATCTGGGAACATAAAGATTTCTTTTTCGCCAGATGGTCCGTATACTATGATATTTTTATTAACTAGTTTTTCCATAGGTATGCTATTGTATGGAGTTGCTATATTGTACTCTTTTGACATATCGTATGGATCATCTAGATTACCTAAATTATCATGTTCTCCACCATAATTGATTTCTGAACCATCTAAGAATACGTAATCTCCGTTAACTTGCTTAAATAAGTTAGGACCAGAATAATCTATTTCATTATTCTTAGGTGCTTCTGGAGTAGGATGTGCAGTTTCACTACTTCCAGGTGTTGGAGCTGGCGATGTTTCAGGTGTAGGAGCATCTGGGTCTGTTACGTCAGTATTAGATACAGAGTATACAGTTCCTGACTGATTCATATAATTTTGTAATGTAGTAGGACAGATATCTAGGAATTCCTTAGGAACTATTACGATACTCTTACTATTATGTCCATCGTACGCATCTTCAGGTCTTATATAATATTCTTCACTTCCGTAAAGCACTTTCTTAGTAAATACAGTCTTAGGATCTGCTACAGTAGTTGCTTTAATTCCATACATAGTTCTACCTTGCACTGCTATTTCTATGATTCCATTTGTAGATATTTCAAGATTGAAATCTGCATTTCTTATTAAGAAATCATCATCTGGTTCTTCAGGAATCCTTATACTAGAACTTTTATAGAATTCATCTGAAGTATATTCGCTTAGTTTCTTTCCTTGAACTACTGGGTCGTTACTATTTTCAGAACCTCCTGTTTCTGGAGCTGGATTTGTTTCTGTTGTAGATGGTGCTTCATATGGCTTTAAGTTAGTCATACTATCTGTACTTACATAATGCATAAATGTAGCTACAGTACGTGCTTCATCTTTGACAGCCTTATCTATATAAACTACATCTCTAGTAACTCCATTTACATAAGCATCTTGAGGTCTTAACATAATGTCAAGTTCAGATTGTGTTTTAACTTCATGCGTAAATGTAGTTAGAATTGGGTCTATATGTACAAGTTTAACTTTCTTACTAGAAGCTTCCATCATTACTAAATCATGTGCTGTATTCAAATCAAATGGTTTGTCAGCATCTGCTCTTAATGTATATAGTGTTCCATTTACATCAGCTGGTGTTTCTAAATCAAAGTAAGTAGTAGCAGAATCGAATTCAGCTTCTGTATACTCACTAAGCTTTTTACTATTTACTACAGGGTCTTCAGTAGATGATGATTCTGTCTTAACTAACGCTTTATTAGAAACTATCTTTATACCACCTAATACAGATTGCATATATACAGCAAATCCTACAGTCATAGATTTATCTACTATAACTATATTCTTTTCAACTCCACCTTCAGTATATTCATCTTCAGGTCTCATCACATAAGTTTTACCATCGTACTCTACATCTTTAGTAAATACAGTAGATGGATTAGGTATAGTCATCTTAGTTTCAGAATCTGTTGCTGTATCTTTAACAGTGATTTCTAAGTTTTCTAGTAAGTTATTATATGCATAAGTATCTGGCACTAGATAAACGTGTGATGTGTCGTTTAAATCATACCATTTAAATTGACTATTATATTCATATACAGTAGGAGCTAAATTAGCAGTATGACTTTGATATACTATTCCTACCATAGTTTCTAGAGTTTGGTCTGACATTGTATCATACGAAGATTTTTCATATACTACGATATCCTTTCCTTCATCTCCTTCTACATATACGTCTTGTGGTCTTACACAGTAATCTATTTCATTAGCATGTACTGTTTCAGTAAATACATCAGCTATATGTTTGAATTCTACAAATTCTGCTTTATTAGACTCTGTATTCCACATAGCTAATTTATAAGTCTTTCCACGTTCAATAACTTTATGTAAGTCATCATTATGTAGCGTATACATAGTATGAACATTATCTAGGTTATACCACATATGACTAGAACTGAAGTCTTCTTCATGATATTTAGCAAGCTTTTCTTCATCTGTTTCCACACGAAGCACTCTATTGCTTACTACTAGATGAGCATCGTTAAATGTCTTTATAGTAACATGTGCAGCATTAGGTAGTTTACTCTTTTCTACCATTACTATATCTCTAACGTGTGCTTCGTCAGTATAATTATCTTGTGGTCTTATTAAGTAAGTCTTTCCGTCATATTCTACTTCTTTAGTAAATACGTCGTTAAATACAGGCATATTAAGCACTCTCACTTCTGTTTCACCTGCTAATCTAACATCTAGATTAAACTCAGAAGTCAATGCAGAATGCTCATTAGAGTCGTCTATTTCGTATACTTTAGAAACATCGTCGAAATCATACCACTTAAGTCCTTTTGTATGATCAAATACAGGAACTAATGATTCATTAGTAGTATAATACATTCCACTACATTCTTGAAGTTCTACGTCATCTGCTAACTCATTTAGATTACCCCAATCATATACCACTATATCTTTATATGGTTCACCTTCTACTGGTGCATCAATAGGTCTTAATCCATAATCCGTATTATTTGCATGTATGTGTTTAGTAAATATATCTTTAGGATGTTTTACTTCTACATATTCTGCTTTGTTAGTAGTAGTATTCAACATTACTAATCTATATGTTTTACCACGTTCTAAATGCATAGTAGAGTCAGCTGGTAATGCATTATAGAATATTTCTGGATGCTCAAAGTTATACCATGAAGCAGTTGACCCAGAGAAATCATCCTCTGTATATTTAGCTAACTTCTCTTCCTCAGTTTCAACATGAACAGGAGGTTCTGGAGTAGGTGTATTTTCTACTGAGCTCTCAGGTTGAGCTGGATTAGTCTCAGGTGCTGGAGTCACTACAGTATCCTCAGGTTGACTTGGAGGCTGAACTGGATTACTTTCTACAGGCGGTTCTGGCTGAGCAGGTGTTTCTGGCACTGTAGGAGTAACCGGAGCCTCTGGTTGTGGTTGAACACTTTCTTCAGGCTTATGTTTTGGAGCCTCAGGTGTTACAACTGGTGCTTCTGGAGTTATTACAGGAGGTTGAACTGGAGCTGTTGCTTCAGTCCCTCCTTTGTTTTCTTCAGGTTGACTAGGACTTACAGATGATCCCCCTGTTCCTCTGCCACTGCTGGGCCTGGCTCCTTCACCAGCACTACCTGTTTCAGTCGTACCGTGGTCAGGTGCAACGTGAGGTAATTCAGTTGCTACTGTTTCACTAGACTGATCTCCTTTGTTCTTTTTATTTGGTGTACCACTGTTTTGTGTTGTTTCTGTTGATCCACTAGTTTCTGGAGCTGGTGCTTCTTCAGTAGTAGATCTTCTTACTCGACCACTATGTTCACTTCCTGCTGCTGCTGGAGAAGTTCCTATTGTAGTAGTACTAGTAACAGTTGTAGTTATAGATAAACTCCCACCAGGTCCTATTACGTCTTTAGCAAGAACTTCTTCTTCTAAATCTTTATTAAGTCTTCTGTAAATTATCACTCCTGCTTCGATATCTCTCTTCAATTCGTCACTTTCCTTTCCTTTGTCGTTTAATACAGTATAAACTGCTTTTGCTGCTGCTACAGCTTGATCTACAGTAAGTTCTGCAAGTCCAGCTGATTTTCTTGTAGCGTTGATCATATCGATATTTGCTTCGTAATATCTTCTTGCGATCTTTTCTTGGCTATCAAGTGCTGCTGCATTAAGGATAGCTTCATGACTGAAGTTTAGATGCGATAAGTGTGTATCTGCTTGTCCTGGTCTAGGAACAAGATACCCTTTTTTAATATCCGCTTTAAGCTCGTCTGAAGTTTTAGACGGCGTTCTAGGGATAATGGCACCAGATTCAACTGATTTATTGTAATCTGTAGGGTCGCCATATTTTATTTTTTGTCTTTTAGCTTGCGACATAATTTTTCACTCCTTTATAATTGATTTTAGACAGGTGAATTGTCTGAAGGTTAGTTCCATGGCATATATGAAGCTATAGTGATCTCATATGGATTAAACGCTATTTCATTTATTTCATAATTCTTAAACGCAGTCCAGTATTTTCTTTGTTTATAGAAATCTATATCTGTATCTCTCCTGTATATCATAGGGAAGTTCCATTGAATAGCTGTTGGTGCACATCTTTGTGTAGTATATGCTATATTAGTAGACATCGGATTTAAATCCATTCTGAATCCTATAGAACTACCATCATCCCATAAGTTAAAATTTGATACTCCTTTAGAACTTAATGATGGTTGATTTAATGTAGCGTATACTTTATTTAAGTATTCTTGTGGAGTAGTCGTAGCAGGAACTGAATCATGTATAGTCGATTTTCCATAATCCTCTTTATGCATGAATACACCGTGTATCTGATCGTACGCCTTTTGTTTAAACCACTTAGTTTGTGCACTAGCTACAGTAGTCATACTGTATTTTATATAGTAAAAAGAAAGTGCCATTCCACTTGTCTCTGTTACGATAGTATTTGCTCTTTCTTTACCAGGACGTTGAATATCATATATTCTATTAGAAAGGTATTCAAAGCCAGTTAGCTTAGGATTCACATCGGCAAACGACTCTATGTCTGATACATCTGCTATATTTATACTTCCATAAAACTTAGCACTATCGAATTTAACGTATTCGTTCTTTCTATCCTTAATACCTCCTATAAAGTTAGGGTGTAGCATTATATTAGTATTAAGAAGTCTAAGAGATTTAATACCTGGATTCATATAACTTAAGCTAGATACATTAGTAGTATCCTTAATTAAGAATAAATTCTGAGATACAAGCATAGTTACGTTATCAGGTATAAATGCAGGCCATTTAGGCAGATATTGTCCATTATAAGCACTCCATCCAAAACGTTTTACTCCATTAAAAATACTATATTTATGTACGAAGTATTCTGGTATATTGTATTTTGGAGCAGCGTCTATTCTTTCTAAGCTATGCGTAGATAGAAATTTAATTCCGTCATAGAACTCTTCATTAGATAAGTTATTATCCCCGATTCTTTTCATAATAGCTCCAGCCATTTTAAGTCCATGTATATATTGAACTATAGCATTAGATCCTTGATGTTGCAAAGCTTTATTATCGCAGATATCAGCATTAGCTGGTTTTTTTACATCTTCTCCTATTATATGAGCTCTAAGCACAAACTCTACTGAGAACTGATAACTAGGATTAGGGCTATTATGATCTTCTGTATAAGTAACTACTATATCAAGAGGATCATTATCTACTACTTCAAATGCAAATAGTCTATTAGTAGCGCTATTAAATATATATGGATATTTGAAGCTCTTTAAATAATAACTATATCCGCTATCTTCTCTAAGAGCACATTCTTTAATATACGCTTTAAGAAGATTTATATCGTGCTTTCTCTTATCGATTTCTTCATATCTAATATTTACATATCCCATATATACAGGAAGATTTATTGTATCCATATTTGTATTACCAGCTGCAGGATTATCAGTTACTAGCCTTATCAGAACTAGACATGTACGTTGGAATGGGTGACATATATATCTTATATCCATAGGATGTTCTGCGACTGCCTTATTCTTAGCATCAAATTGATTTATTATAATAGGATGTCTACTGTCTAATCCACTTCTATATCTTTCTGATCCAGCTGATATTGGATCTTGTGGAATTCCTTGTTCGATTAAGTTTAATGTTTTATGAATTAAACTAGGATCATTAACTAATCTTTCGTCACTCCAAGCACCTCCAAAATGTATAGAGTTTTTAGATACTCTAAGCATCCAGTTTGTAGTTATATTATAAGGATCTGCATAATGGTTGTATAAATTAGTAATATACAGATACTTTAACTTACCTGCTAGTCTACTTTTACCTGTAAATCTATGCCCTGTATAAGGATCCCAAGCTTTCCTAAATATATCCTCAAACGTTATTCCAGTAGAAGTTCCATCATTACGTTCTACTAAAGCATATGGATTTATTAACTTATGCGCATCATTATTAGTAGAGTGATTCATAAATGTTCTATTTTCGCTTGTATAGAATGTATCAGCCGGGCTATTTTTAAAGTTAAGTCCTTGTATATCATCATCATTGAATATTACAGGTCTGTATATATCTCCAACTGATAAATAATGAGAATATTTCATAACTTCAGACATACCAAAATTATGGTATACGTTTGGAGCTATAGTAGAGATTTGTCTATTAGTATCTTTTAGATATGCGTCTTTATTAGTTCTTTGAATAGTATCATATTCTTCTGATAATTTAAGTCCTATAGAATAGTTAAATCTTCTTCCTGCACTAACGGATACGTCTTTATCAAGTTTCCATCTATAAACTGCATTATAGTCAGTATCACCATCATTCTCAATAGCCCACATATTAGCAGCGTTACTATGTAAGTCGAATATAGATGTAGCTTTAAATAATAAATCATACATATTATATCCAAGTATCTTTACATGAATACTAGTAGGATGGAATCTATAGTCAAATCTACTAGCTTTAAGATGCACAGCTGTTTCACCATCACTAGTAACTACAGTATTATTATACATGTGTATATTAACAAACTTATCAATAGCATCGTTATCTGGAAAGCGTACGTATTTATACTTAATAATATCATCAGGGTTGTATAGCTCTTGTCTTACAGCATATCCATCATCCTTTTTATTATTATATATATCGTGCATAAGAAGAGCATAATATAACCTAGATGCTAGATTTCTTATATCATACATTGAACTAGTTCCAATTACACTATTTATTTCAGTATTTAATCCATTTGAACGATACTTATTATTTGAATTAAGATATTGTGGACTCTTATCCGGTTGCCAAACAATCCCAACACCTTCTATATACATAGGTTCTCCATGATCACTTCCAATTATCCACATAACAGGTTCCATCCACGTAGATGAATCAGATATAAGATATCTATTATAGCCATCTCTATCAAAGGCATAATCTACTAGCTTATCTAGATCTGGAATAATTATATTACGACTATAAGGTGTTACAAAGTCAAGAGCATACTTTCTTTCAAAATCCAATACTATAGTAGGATTATCTTCTTCTATAGCATGCCATTTAAGATGTCTTATATCAGATATAGTATGGTAATTATTTCCACTGTATATAAGTTTTATTACAGAATTTTTATCAAATACATTTTTATCAGCTGGATATTTAACTATTTCTCCTTTATCAATTAAATCTTTATACCCTTTATAATCTTTATATAAATCGAATAAGTCTCCAAATTTGTCGTGATTACTATTATTATTTGAACTATTAACCGCTTCTGCATCTTTTTTAGACTCAAACATTCCTGCTGATATGAAATAGAATTCTTTATGATTATACAGTTTTGATGCAAAAGTTATCTCACTAACTACATAATCGACGAATTTAGGTTTACCTTCTAAATATCCTTTATATGCACTATTTTCTATTTTTTTAATTACATCACCATTTTTAGATACATAAGTTTTCATAACGCGTCCATCTTCTAAATAGTTTCTTACGAAAGACGCATTTCCATCATGTGTATTAAGTGGCATAGAAATTGGCTTCGGATGGAAAATATATCTAGTTTTATCATTATTTTCCCAGCTTGGAGTGTTTATATAAGGATGCTCTGTATCCTGTTTAACATAAGAAAAGTCTACTAGTTTATATCCTTTAGGATTACTATGAACCTCTGGGATATAAGATATATCATCATTATAGCTAGTATGTCCTGTCAACATATTCATATGTGCGTCTGCATATATAGTAGCTGTAGGTGGTGTGCTAGAAGCTGATAATTCTATTACTACTTTAAACCAATCTTCTACTGAAGTTGCTCCATATATCGCATACGGTTCGTTGCTATCAATGTTAGTCGGTTTTAATATTATATCTTTGATTTTTGGATTTTTTATCGTTAGTACAGTTTCACTCACATATCTGTTAGATATATCACGTGAACGTGATCCGTATAATCCCTTATCTATTACAACAAAGTCGTCGGATACATCAATTTCTTCATTAGTAAACTTATTATAAAAACAATTATAAATAATTTTATTACTAAATATTTCTGAAGCATTTCTATTCTTCACTGTAAATACATTTCCGTCCATTGATTTATAATTTCTAGTTTCTGGCAATTGATCCTCTATGTTTCTATTATTATAAGGTGTGTAACTATTAAGTACTCTCATTATAGGAATAGGTCTTGGTAATAATTGTAGAATACTCCATGGTCTACTAGCAAAACCATACGTTCCGATAAACATATTGATATTGGTTAACTTTAAAGATTCATGTGACAAAATAAATGGACTATCTATATATGTTCCCACATTCTCTTCAAAAGTTTTATCATAATCGAAATTCCTATGATTTACTAGCCTGCCTGGCGAGAAAGTCGCTTTATTATTTCTTATGACATTTGTTGCATCTAATGACTCGACACTGTAGCCAGTCTCAACAGGAGTATTGACTATAGCACCGCCTGAACTAAAGGATGGGGCTATAGCAGAAGGTATAAGTCTTATATCTACAGGATACTTTCCATTATGTCTATAATCCAATAGTTCATTAGACCATTCTATCTCAACTTCTAAATCTATATTTTCTTCTATAAAATCAGGACTGTTAGCAAAAAAAATACGAAACGCATCTCGTGCATCAAAAGTTCTGTCAGTGTCTATAAAAAAGTGTCCTATATTACTAAATCCACCACCTATTTTATTTGCTATACTCTTATAAATAGCATTATTATGTGCAGAATACCCGCCTGTAATCCAAGCTGATGTAGATTTTCCGTATACACTAGCTAAAGACATATTATTTTCACTATACACTAATTTCTTTATACCATCTTTTATTGTGTAAATTTTAATATCTAACTGAGCTGATAGGTTACTATTTAATAAACTACGATTTTCCTTTAGATCGTACACTATATTAGTTTCCAAGGCACCTGCTTTAGGATCTAAGTGTAGATTTGATAAGTTATTCTTATACCATATTAAATTAGTAGTACGAGCCTTTTCTTCACGTTCAAAAACTTCTACAGGCTTTAGAGCTTCTGGCTTTACTAAGATAGGAAATAGCTTGTAGTCGAAATAAGGGTTTAATATCCCAAACTCTCTTCTTGCTTCAGATAATCTAATCACACTCTTCATACTATCAGTTTTAAATACTTTAAAATTAAATGTAATCGTAATACTATCTTCTATTTCAAGCTCAGCCATACTGTTATAAGTACTGTCTCCTATCTGTACGCTTTTAAGCTTAGCACTATGAGTATTCTTAAAGCCTTCAAATAAAGTAGCCGGATTTATCTTTTCTCCTACATATTTATTAGTATCTAGTAATATATTATCCCCTAGTATAGCATTCCAGTATTTATTCTTAATATTAGATGGATTACTTACAGTAGCCTTTACTATAACTCTACAGATCTTCTTTTTAAGATACACATATATCTCTTTATTATTATCAGGATTTCTAGTCCAAGGTTTATTAGGATCTACTACATAGCCTCTAGGTGGATATGGAGAAGGAGGAGTTCCTTCTTTAATAATTTGATCTGTATAATAATGCTTCATTTCAGATCCAGTTTCATCAAAGAAATGAATTCTATACTTTTGTGTAACGTCGTCTGCTATATTAACTGTATTTTTCTTATGTTCTACTAGTATAGACGTTTCGTCTATAGTAGCAAGTGGTCCTATATTAGAAAGATTGTATAACTGAGTCGCATTTGTTTCAGTAGGTTTATGACTATGTATGTATTTAGTAGTATAGTTACTGCTAAGAGAGAATCTATCGCCATCTGCAGATTTAAACTGATCATATCCACTTTTACCAGTAGCGTCTTTAAGCTCTCTATAAGTAGTTCTCTTAAGACCTTCATGTATCATATTATTCATATTAATAGTTTTACCATACATATCATTCATTAAATCATTAGATATAACTGGGTTACCATTACTCATATTACTAAAGTAATTCTTATACATATTTCCATTCTTATCCCCAAGATAAAGACCTATATACTTTATTCTTTTAAGAGGAATTAGATAGACGCATAAATCAGCTGTTTTACCATCATAACTAAAATTCTCTATACGTTTATATTTAAAGTTTTTATTTACTACGTCTGTATTGATCGTAAACTTTCTATTCTTATAATAATCTACTATACGAGGCCATCCATTACCCTCAAAGTTATTAAGAGCTTCTCCAATATTGAATACAGCAGGAGTAAATGGATAATATCTTTCTTCAGCGAAATTAAACATAGCTCTATTCATCATATATATAAACGGAGGCATTCCATTTATTTCGAATATCTTATAACTATTTGCTAAGATGTTTATCATTTTAGTACTACTATTAAATGGAGCAGCGTAAGTTCCACCTGGAATACGATCTCCACTTATATATTCATTTCTCATTCTAGTAATATTATTATTAAAGAAAGTCTTAAGATCATTTATATTATTACTCTTAAATACAGCAAATGCAGGGTCGTCTTCATCATACCATACAATAGGGGCTATTTCAAATCTAGTTCTTGTAGATCCATTATCAGCCATATATTGAGTAGTTCTAATATCAACATTTCTACCTACATAATAAGCCTGAGGAGTTTCTGGTATTCTTCTTGTTTTAGATGTAATATCTATATTATTTACAGATCCTTTTCTTACATCTACTGAGAAATCAGAATTAGGGTATACTCCTAATGGAAGTCTACCTTTTATATATTTCTGTAAATATACATCGTCTATATATCCTGGTGGTACTGTAATTCTAGACAGTGATTCAAATTCCTTATCACTTTCATCTACGGTTAGCTGAATAGTTGTAGGTAAATTCATACTTTCTGATACTGGTAACTCGCTAATACTAGAAGAAGATCCATTAGTAAAGTATACATATTTATCTGTAACTCTAGCAGGCGTAAGCTCTCCTATCGGGAATTCTATCCATTCTTCTTTACCATTCTTACTAGTAGGCCAATCTATCATATTAGCCGTTATAAGAGTTCCGTATTGATATCTTCCTTTGTATACTTTTATATCAGTATTAGGATCACTAGCATTCCTATAATGCACTATAAGATCATAATAATCATATACTAATACGTATCTGTTATTATTATACGGTTGTATCGTATTTTCATTATCGTATAAAAGCTTATATCCAGCTGGTATAAGATCATCCATAGATGGAATTTGAGAAGGATCGTTATAACTAAAAGATGCGATAACTTCTCTGTTAAAAATAAATTCCACATTAGTTTCATACGATACTTTATTTCTATAATCTTTTGGTACTGGAATATTAACGTTTATATCGTCTTCTTTCTTCCAATTCCAAAACGTTTTTCCTTTCAGTATAACGCTCTTTATACGTTTTCCTATTTTACTCATTATTCAACACTCCTTACTATAATCAGACATTCACTGTTATAGAATGTAGAAGGAAACATAACTTTAAATTGATTTATAAAGTCGCTTCCCACTATATTCTTATTCTGTACCAGATCATGTCCTTTTATTACGACTGTAAATCTTACTCTGTCGTTATTAACTCCGTCTTCTCTACTATAAGTATGGTTCCAGTCGTTTGTAAATTCTCTGAAGTTAAGCATTCTATTATTTCCATCTCCCCAATCAATATGGTATACAGATGCAGGAGGCAATACAAACAAGTGATCATTCAAATCTATAGATACAGGCTCGAACGTATATATCTTATTAGTAGAGTCAAAAGATCTTATAGGAAACTGAATTTCTATCTCGTATTTTATTACATCAAGACTATCATCTTCTTCAATTCCACCGAATCTAGCCCAATCATAAGTTTTATTTCTATTTCTCAGACTCATTTTAACCTCCTCATAATATCTGTATTATATTTAACTACCAATGTATTCTTTGGTATTTTATTAAAGTTTGTTACTGTGACTTCTTTATCTTCTGAATTATCTGGATATGTGTATTTAGTATTACTATTAATAAATACAGCACTCTGCGGACTTATACGCCAATCATTTAACGTTGTAGGCGGTGTAGATTTATGATTCCATAGCTGAGACGTCGTATGATCGATTATAAAGGTCATTTTAGACGTTTCAAGCATATCCTTGAGTATTTGTCCACTGATAAGCAAATCAAGCGGATTATAGCCTCTAAACGCGTCAGAACGCAAGTATGGACTCATATCGATTCCAGATGTCTCTGTAATAGAACTTATATCACGAGTTCCTACATTTCTTTCGTTAAAGCCATATCTAATAGCAAGAGTCTTAATGTATACTTTATTATCATCTTGTAAATCATATGGGCGCCAAGATGTCGCGTTATTAGGAACAGGATCAAATAGCTCTACTACTTCATTACTATCCATAACTCTGTCGTTATAGAAAGTATTACCAGCGTCTATTCTATTCTCATCTATATCTAGATCATATCCGTATTCTACAGACTTATAAGACGGAGCAAATATAGAAACGCATTGATTTTCAGTTTGTATATCCATATGATTACGATCGTAGTCGTAACTTATATCATTAAGATCTACATAACTTCTAGAAAGAACGTCTACATCATCACATACTTCAAGTCCAAATTGATTAAAACATACTAGCTGATTATCCCGTGGTAAGTCTTTAGGAAGCGGTTGTAGTGTATATCCGCTAGCAGCTGCTAGACTATAGTCTGCGAATACGTTGTATTTATCTCCAAGATTTATTCTAGAAAGTCCAAAGAATCTTTTATATTCTCCATTTGGATATTTGTAATCTGCATTAGTAACAGCCAAACAAGTATCAAGATTTCTAAAGACGTCTCCATTATCATGTACTAATTTTCCACCATTCATATTATTAGGACCATAATTATAAACAGCTACAGGAACAGTCAAGTTCAATGGAATTTCACTATCTTTCTTATTATAAGTATCAGAAGATAGTAATCCGTTCACAAAAGGCTCTCCTTTATAAAGAGTCTTATTGACTTTACTAGAAGAAAACTCGTCTACTACAGCATAAGAAGTAATCGGATCCCTGGCTATACGTCCATGTATATGTTTATTATCATCACCATCGACCATTTCAGTAAAATCTGCAAGAACTACTTTGACATTATTAACGTTCTTAAGCCACACGCTATAGATAAAGTCTATATTCTTTTCATTAGGAACTTCGTGTCCTACTCCATGATAAGTAGACTCTCTTTCTATATAGTTTTCTACTTGAGCTCCATTATGGTTAGAATTATCTACATCTGTAAATATAGACAGATCGTCATCTACATAAAACTCATAGAAATTCTTAGGATCTATTACAAGTATATCCATATCGTGGTCTTTAATTATCTTGTAATCTATTGGATAAAGTATATTATTAATAAAAAGAGCAGGATACTTTTGTAGTGGATTCCATACATTTATTAGTATCTTAGGCATATGAAATATATGATCAGCAGCCACTTCTGTAGTCTTTCTCTTTGTTTTTGTCATTACATAATAGTATTCGTCTGGCTTTTTATTAAGATTTATAAAGAAGTCCAATACAGTCGGATACTCTGGGAAGTCTCTAAAGATATTTATTCTATCAGTATAGCTCTTCATAAGACTCACTAGATTCTCTAAAAGATGTCTGAAGTTAGTCAGACTATGAATGAAATTAAGCTTATCTTTCTTTCTTATAAGAAGCTTCGCATAGTCAAATATATTTTGTATTTGATATATAACTTCATTCATACTATAAAGCTGTAGTCTTTTATAGAATTCATCCCATAAAGCAGGATTACTGAATATAGTATTCTTAGCCTGTTCTTCTATATTACGATACCATACTCTATTATATTCGTATACGTAACTAGCATTTTCTTTAGTAGAATGTCCATAATATTGGTGTATTTGTATATCGTATTTAGATATTTCTACTACACGAGGGAAAGTATTTTGTATTACTTTAAGAACGTCTAGATCATATTTATATCCATATTCTATAAGATCTTCTACATCAGTACACATTTTACGCTTCAATAGCTCGTATAGCTTTGTAGTATCGCACTTATACTTTGATATAAATTCAGATACAAGCGGATTCTTCTTTATAGCTTTATAATATGCAGTATCTGGAGAAATAAAACTACGCTTTTTATAAGGCATAGCAAACATTATAATCTCTTTTATATTTGGATCTTTAGCAAACTTTACTGTATGTTTGTCTATACGATCTACATATTTACCCTTATTATTCAAGTAAAGATTCTCCACATGATAACTTCCATCTTTAAGCAATACAAGAGCAGAAGTAGAGAATATAGTATCTGGATTTTGTATAAAGAATCTATCAAAGTCGTAGTTAAACCACTTAGGTCTAAGTCCCATATCAGGAGATATATTAATAAGTCCTGGTATATCTGCCTCAGGATTAGAATTTATAGTATCATAATCAAGACTTACATATGGAAGATTTATATAAATACAAGCAGCCTCTTTTCTATTAGATAGTGCATTTTTATCATTAATCCATTTATTATCTTTATCCAAATATAATGCAAATCCTTTCTCTGGATCTGAGCTCATACTCCAAGTTCTATAGTTTACTCTATCTGTCAATGCTCCAGTAGTCTTTATAGTAATACTCTTTATAGTATTCTTTCCTATATTAGCAGGATCAAATAGCTTTTCCATATCAGGATTATTCTTATAGAAATAATAGAACTTTCCATTATGATTATAATAATACTCAAATTCTGCTAATTCTCTGTGAAGCTCAAATAGCTTTCCATTTATAATTACGATATTCTTTCTGTCTATATCGTATTGATTACGAGCGACAGGTATATCGTCTGTATACTTCTTATGAGGTATAGGATAAGAACTAAAGACATCTGGTAATATGACGAATCTATCGGTATCACGCTTTATTTTATCATATATATCAAGAGTCTTTAAGTCTTCTATAAGATCTAAATGTAGCTCTGTATCAATGTCGGCTGTATTAAATACTTCTCCAACCCACTGAGGTATAGCTTCATTTAGAACAGGTCTAGGAAGATGATTTTCGTAGGCATAATAGAAAACATTATCTTTAATAAGTTGACTATAAGCCTCTAGATTTTTTCCTAAATACATAAGTATAACATCTCCTTTCATATTTGTTTTAAAACAGGCCATTGTTTCGAATTCTCTGTAAACGGCGTAAAAAAATGAGAATATCCCACTAAATTAATAATGGGATAATTATATATCTTTAGATACACAGTAATAGAAATCTATCTCATTGAAAGAGAGGTTTGTACTTATGAATTACAAAATCATTGACTACTTATTAAAGTTAGTACATGATTATCCAGACATAAGACATCTGGTTAAATATATCATTGAGCACCCTTATAAGTTTGACAGTTTAATCTACCAAATTAAACTTAAGTTAGCTGAGGATGCTGCTATCAAAGCTATTTATAATTATTTTAATAGTTAGTAAAAAAGAAGGCTAATAAGAATGATTTGTAATTATAATAATGAGATCTATTACTGTGTATTTTAACATCGTAATAACTATATATTATTACGATGTAATGTAGTATTATTTAACATCACTCCTTTTGTTTTTAATGTTATTGTTGATATCTAAAAAAATATATAAAGAGGTGATGTATTATGATATATTATATAGATATCGATATACTTCTTATCAATATAAGAAAGTATTACAGAGATCTAATATCAGTTGTAGATGAGACTGTTCTCAAAGACTTCATCAATAATTGTGTTGATCCAAAAGATAGTAGATTCGTTAATATAAGCTATGTTAATGACTTTAGACATAGCTATCCTAACGAATTTAAACATATAATGAATATTGCTAAAGTAAAACATATTTAGTAATATGATCATAATAATACTACATTACATATAAATGCAATGTAATAACTATTATTCTTTCCTTTATTTAAAGCTGGTTTAACGATTTATTATAAATAAAAGGAGGATTGATGTACTATGATTTATTATATAGATGCAGATACTTTGCGTATCGGATTATCTGTGAACTATTCTAAACTTGTATCTATCATTGATAAAGACATATTGGATGATTTTATTAGTAATTTCGCGGACACTAATAATGATAAATTCGTCAATATTAAATATATCAATGAGTTTAGAAGTCATTATAAAAGAGAATTCGAAATTATAATGAAGACTACTAAACAGAAATACATTTAAAATCATAATATTCGTCCATATATTTAGTTATTACATTACATGTATATATTGTACTATTTTTTTTTGTATTAGACGTAAATAAATGCAATACCCAACTTAACACCGCTGGGCATCACATTTATTATAAAATACGCGCGTTATGTAGGAACGTCTTTACCCACGTTTATGCGAATCACCTGTCTACACAGGCACCTTACCCAAACAATAACCATTCTCGGTTTAACAAAAGGCAGGACTTATAAAAAAGTTTATACTCGCCAGGAGTCTGTGATCTACCTCGACAATCAAGACACTCTTCTCTCACGCGGAAGATATCGTCGCACTTATTGATAAGAATCACAAATTTTAGACGTACGGTGATAAGAAACGTATGAAGTTGACGTCAGGACTCCACCTTATAGACAGCTTTCTAGTGATTGCTTCTAGAATGCCTTTTACTCTATCACATTAAAAGTTGTTATACTTTTATTTGAAATATCTATTAAAAACTTCTAGCATATAACTTTCTAATGTAGCTACTTCTCCATTTTCTCCAGGATCTACTTGTATATTACTCATATCATCTGGGATTTCATCTGCATTATCTGTTCCTACTGCGTCTGCTTCTTCTTGTTTATTCATATCTGCTATCTTTTCTATTTGAGGAATGAATACAAGTTTTCTTAGATTTTCACAAGCATCATATACTAGAGACTCTGCGTCTTCGCTATCTCCACTATTAAGAACATTCTTTACCATATCAAGTACTTCATTATAAGTTTCCTTTATATTAAGATTTACACAAAGTCCACTTATAACTTTCATCATTTTAGAAAGTATACTATATTCTGGAAGAGCTTTATTATTCTTAATTTCTACTAAGTTCATAATAGACTCTCCAGCATACATCATTCTACTTCCAAATGGTCTATACATACAGCTTTCTAAGTTTGCATATTTAGTTCCAGCTAGTTCTTCTGATTTACCTGTAACGTCTGATACAACTGGAGCTACATAGAATATCTTTGTACCAAATAGATTATCTACATCACAGATATCTTGTGCCATTTGTATAAGCGTATTTACAGTTTCAAGCTTCATAGATGATATAGTATCTTCTAAAGATGTAGCATTCTTTACATAGAAAGGAACTATAGCTATTAGAGATTTATAAAGTTCTATTGCAAGTAGTTGTATTCCTTCATATAAGAATGGATTTTCAGCCGTACCACATATAGCACTCATCTTTCTTTTGTCTTCTATTACTTGCAAGAAGTTATTAACTTTACGCATAATATCTGTATCTTTAAATACTACATTAAGTATAGTATTAGCTGGTTGTATAAACTCGTTATAGAAAGCAGCCTGCTTAATATCTCCAGTTCTTTCTATAAGTCCTTGGTTATCTTTTTCTATTAATTCAATGTTCGACACATATTGGTTAGTATGTGTAGTGATAATTTTAACCATATTAATAGCATCTGCTTCACTAACTGTGTCATCAATACTATTAACACTATCATCCCAAGCCATATCGTCTTCTGATGCAGCTGGTTCGTATCCAAATCCGTAATCTTCATTCTGCTCACCTGTTTCATCAGGCAAGTTTGGACTGTCTTCTGGTACAGATTCTCCTGAATCTGCATTGTTTAATTCTGTATCAGCGTCTGGAAGATCATTGTCAACGCCTGCTGAACCCATCCCTTCAAATTCTTCTGCATATTGCTCTGTTTCATTTTGACTGTTGTCTGCTTCTTCTTCGGCTGCTTCAAGCTCATTTTCTAGAGCTTCCATACCGATATAGTTTTTACTGTGAGGCTTTACCCAATTTGACTCTACGCCGTATTTAGTAAGCATCTCCCACATCTTTGGTGCATATTTACCTCTCATATTTGACTCCTCCTATCCATAAACCTTATTAACTCTAACCATTTCTGAAAGTTGTTTTTCGTAGTTAGATATTTCACTATTAAACTCTCCAGCTGTTCTAGTTACAAAATAAGAATCTCTAGTAAGAGCTGCCTGTATTGTGTCTGTATTTGTATCGTATATTCCTATACTCATTATAGGAAGTTGATCATATATCTTTTGAACTGTAGCAGAATTTGTTATTGTAATTCCTGCGTCAAAAAGCATATCTCTTGCAGTACCAGAAAGAAGTACGCAAACGAAAGGTTTATTTATTCCTTCAATTTGATTCATCATATCGTATACTGATTTAGGTGCATCTTTCATTTCTGTTCTTTTGCTATTAAATCTAAAGATATTCTTCATTCTAGTAAAGAATCCGACGTCTTTAGCATCTGTTTTAGGTAGAAGTCTCTTTACAAACATAGATACAAGCTCTACATTAGAAACGACTTTTGGTCTAACTTCTACTCCTATAGTAATTTTCTTTTCAGCCGCTCTTCCTTGTAGACTATCTACAACTACAGATATCTCTACATAAGTAGGAACTCCTGCTCTACTTTCTTTATATACGATATCAGATGCTTCCATACCAAGATCGTATTCTTTATTAAAGTAGTTATTTACATTTCTTATATAAGATTCTGTAAATACATCTATAGCACGCTTACCAGTATATTCTCTATTAAAGAACCAGTCTGATACTTCTACTAGAGTTTGCATATCTTTCTTATACTTTACTTTATCATAAGGCGTAAGCATAGGAAGACTTCTATAGATATCTCTAGCAGAGCTATCAAATCTAGAACGTTCTCTTATAGATAGAATAGACTTTATAGCAGCAGCATATACTACTTCTAGGGATTTACAATAAGAGTTACGTGTATCAAGAGGAAGATCTTCTGATACAAGACATGGAAGAGTTATGATGTTTGATCCGATAGTTCCAGTCTTTTTGTTTTCGATCGTATCTCTAATATCCCAATAAAGGTTAAATATAGGTCCTATTATATTTCCTATCATATTATTATTCACTCCTTTGTTTTTATTATTGTTGATTAACAGGCGATTGTCTAAAATACAGCAAATACGGTGGAAAAAGATAAGTAAAATTTAGTTATATATTATATAGTGTATCAATAGAAAGTATAATATATATTGATACGAACCATAATTAATAAAATAAAAAAAAATATAAATTTGGTCCTCCGTCTTTCGACATACAGATGGGTAAAGGATGATTTCACTTAGGAGGTGATTTGTATGTCATTATTCAACACATTAAGAGAAGCTGGAAGAAGAGAAACTGTGGAAGTTACTCTATATTTAGAAAACGGAACTATTCTTGAAACTGGTAAATGGCCAGGAAACAGATTAAGAAATTTAAATGATTTCTTGTTAGAGCTAGATATAGCTGCTAAAGGAGAAAACATTAAAAAGATAGACATTGATGGATTCATCGTGTCTTTCGAATAAAAAAGTAAAGGGAGATCAAAAGTCTCCCATTATTTTTTTTTTTGTCTTTACTCAACCACTAACTCTATTATCATTACTGGATTACTTCTTGTTCCAACTCTCATTACTCCATCTACATCCTTAAATAAATCTACCATTGGTACTTGTGCTGGATATCCATTTGACGGATTTCTATTAGTCATACTTACTGATGGTATCTTAAGTGTGTTATTCATATTTAAGAAATCGGCTCCACTTACTTTCATAGCTACATATACTGCATAATCCTTCATATGAGCAAAGTTATCTTTCATGTGTATCCATCTAGTAAAGATACGCTCTTTAGTAGCAAATACATATGATTCGTCCAATGTATTACGAGTAGGAGGATCTTTAATAGGATCGCTTATAATATAGATATTAAACTTTGCTTTCATAAAGTCTTCTATAGTACGAGGAAACTTATCTGTAGTAGATAGCCCGTGTTTAGCTCTAAGAGTTACTAGCTTATCTGTAATAAACTCTACTATATTGCTTCCATATTTAAGAGCATCTGTATTAAACCAATCTATATTATTTCTTGCATAATATCCGTTTGGATCCGAAGATTGTGAAAGAATACCTGTCCACATATACCATTCGTACATAACTGCTTCTGGTAGAGCTACGAGTATATCTGAAAGCTTAGACTTAGTTCCATCTGGTTCTGTAAAGCTCAATAGACTATTATTTTGCAGATCATTATATCTATCTATCATAGGAATAATCTTATCGTAATCTGTAGGCTCTATTATATATGTCATAGGACGCATATCTGGAAGATGTATTTGCTCCTGAACTTCATACTTAACATTTACTATCATAGTATCGTCTGTTTCATTTAACTGTATTGCTGGGTTTGGATATTTAATTATCGCCTTTAGTCTGTCTATATCAAATGTCTTAGAACCTACGTCAAGAGGTCTGTAGTATGTAGCAAGTTCTCCTAGGAAACTACGAGAAGGATCCCATACATAAGACATATG